GCAGGTCTGTTCTGCCGATATCTCTCAGTATCTTGTTGAGGGAGTATGATGTCGAGCAGTAGAAACAGTGACAGAGAGCTCCGTTCTCTTTGAATAGGATTCCAAACTTATCATTACGACTGCATTCTGGACAGTACAATTGACCCTTAAGAAACCCCTTACTTCCGAAAGTGGTGAGGGAGAATTCAGATATGATCTTAGACTTGTTCATTTAAAGGGTTGTTTGGAGAGGGGCATTTGTCTCCATGAAAGCGTGTCATATTAGCTTGATTAGTACTCTGTAGTCCACAATATTCGCAAGTTATTATGGGTCTTGCTTTTCCTTCGGGATTTAACTCACAAAATCGTTTATGATTAGTAATGTGTCCTTTTTCAGTTGAAGTAAACCCACAGAATTCGCACTCATAAATCGTTATGATTCTATCTGGATTTTCTTTGCATTTATCATTATGCCTTCTACGTATGTTAACTTCGTTTTCACTAGTATAATCGCACCAATCACACTTAAATAATAATTTCTTCTCTCTATTGGGATTCATTTTGCAATTATCGAAATGCCACCTTTTCATTATAGAGGGATGACCAGACACGCCACAGTAGGGGCAAATAATATCTTCTTTATTCAGCATTATTTCTTTATCTCTAAGTTTCATTTCCTCTGTCCACAAATGTCCAAAATTTGGATTATCTTCTCCATATCTATGAACGTCGAACCATATGCTTTTCTCGCCCGAATGCCCTTTACTTATTGCTTCTCTCACTTCCACAGACATTGTTACCCCTGTCTTAGTAATACTAATTTTTAATTTAGTTTCTTCTGTATGCGTCATCCCCCATCTATAAGAATCCTCTCCATATCTATGAACGCCATAAAACGACGAGTTCTCTCCACTTTGATTCTTAGAAACATTCTCGGCATGCATAATTCGATGCCTCTCATATTCTCGCGAAGATATTTTATAATCTCGTTGTTGAAATTTTGTCTTTGAATGAACCATCATCCACAAAGCATAAGCCAATGTTGAATTTCCTACATATATCTCAACTAGTAATCTATGACAGATATAATGCTCCCTGGCAGTAAGCAAAACTAAATTTTCATCAATGTCACTACCACCTAAGCCTCTGGGCAAAATATGATGATTCTCGTAGTAAATTCCCTGTTTCTTTTTTCTATTCTCAGATCTAGCTCTAATAACTATTTGATCATAAATTTTCTGATAATCCATATTTTATTGTTTGTCTTCCTCACTTTGGAAATAAATATCCTTAAAAACGCGTTTTGTACGCTGCAGATCAAAGAAGCGTCCGATGGCAAAATTCGTGCATATGGGATATGTTCTATTCCTCATAGAATAATAACGCATCTTGTCGATATATATCCTCATTGTTCTTCTCTTCTCCTCATCGAGTGTCTGATTTCCAGTGAAAACCATCGAATACGAGTTGGCTACCGACTTATCTCCAGCAGCGTCACTACGAGTGATTGTTCTCCCTGGGTCATTCCAAACTTCAGCTTTTACTTCAGATGCTTGTAAAGCTGTAATTCCTCGCATATCGAATTCATTACATATATTTTTAAATTTCCTTGATGAGTTGTTAATTTTCATCTTAACTGATTGAGTATCAGCACTATACTTAACTCCATCACCAGGATCAGCTAAGTCCATACTATCAAACAGCAATAAATCTGGAGCTTTGCCTCTCTCTTTTATATATTCGACCACTGCATCTCTGACATCGACCATAGTGCTCTCATCGAAAGACTCAAATGATTTTATAGATATATCATGTTTCAAGACGACCATATCTTGAGCAATAGAAAGAAGTTTATGATATTTCTCAGACTCTATATTTCCAGTTTTAGCTGCGCTATAACTAATTGCAGACCATACTTGAGTGTACTTATCCATGCATTCCTCAGAACTTCCTTCAAGTTGAATGTGCAAAACATCATACCCTAATCTGCAGGCATACATCCCTATCCACTTCAATACAGTTGACTTGCCTATTCCTGAACGTAGGATGAAAAGAACAGTGTCTTTTCTATCCATTCCGCCTTCTGTAACTATGTCTAATGGTAATATGCCAAAAGGTATTTTATCATAATTGACAATGTTCTCCTCTTTCTTTATCTGTTTCTCCAGTTGCACTTTCTGGAAATCTTCGAACACCTTCAGGAAATTTCCATTGTCTTTCAATATGGAGAACTCAACTATCTCTTGACTGCCTTCGGCCATCATCTTGACTGCCTGCTCCTTCTCGCCTGACTGATGCTTCTGCATCACTTTGTCCCACAGCTCAGCAAAACGTACGTCTTTAATGTATTTCTCCAACTGCACTAGCAAAGTCTGAGGATCAACTATTTCGCTCTCCTTTATCCGATTTAAGACATTCAGGAGCTTATCATTGTCTTTATTCTTCTCATAGATCGTGCCTATAGTAGGCAGAGTTCCCGTCAGAGAATAGTGGTTGGTGATATCCTTGTAGATCTGTTTTAATTCGGGAGAAGGTAAGTACTGGAATTTTAAATGGGGAGTAATTTTTTCTAAGAAGCTCTTCTTCAAGAATGCCAAACGTAGCGTTTCCTCGAGGAAGACTGTTGAGAGTGCGGTAGTAGCCATTTACGAAATTTAATTATTCAATAAAATTAATATTTTCAATTGAGAAACAAAAATCTAAACCATGAACATTTCAAGTATTTTATTATTTTCTCTTAACTCCGTGATTCCTATGAACATAGACATGCAAATATCATCATGTACATCAGCGCTCTCCAATTTCCCAGAGTCAGAATTGAACGTAATTGACGAAAATTCTCCGAATACCAACTGTGTCTTGTTTTGAGTCTCTTCATCTGGACTAAAGGGCACTTTTATATCGCCCCTTTCAAACATCGCTGACAAACTCGGAAGTCCCGTGTAGAGGTCCTTTTTTACTCCAGCAGTAGTAGTAAACTCTTTTACGGTTCTAACTCCCCTCTGCTTAACCATATCTGCTAGTATTCGCTGAAATCCATTCGACTCCATCACTATGATATTCGGTTTAAATCTATCGTTTAGAGAAACTATCTGAGAGATTTGTTCATTATGACTGATACCAGAGCCTCGAAATAAATGAAGCAAATAAATGACTTTGTTCTTATCTCTGCCTAAAACTGAGAACACTGAGTAGTCGGCTCCAATTGCTCCAGAAATAGCAAAGTCGCATCCAATGACCACTCTCTCCATCTTAATTGGAAATGACTCTATATTATCTACGTATCTTACGTTCTCCATCCCAATAGTACTTCTCATAAGATATTCATAGGGGAACAAAGAAGACGAATCTGATATGGGGGACACTAAGATCTCTCTCGAGAATACAATCGTTCCAAGAGACTTCTTTAACTGCATCAAATAATCATAAGTAAATCGATCTGGAGCTAACAGTTCTTTATCTGGCATTATCCCTGGATAAGAGAATACCTTAAATAATCCCCCATCTCGTAGCGACGAATATAAGTCCTGCTGATGAAAAGGCGTGCCGCTGACAAGATTAGTTCCTCCTTGGTCAACGATATTACAGATCTCGGCATTGAACACTTCTAACGTCTTCTCACGTTGTTCTCTCGAATATAAACTTGATTTATCTAAAAAGTCATCGGTTACTGCAGTTCCAACGTGTAATCCACGAAGAGCGCTGTCCTTCGATCTTCGATGTAATATAGAACCTGTCTCTGTCGTAATCGATTCCTTCCCTAAATTTGCCCTGCCATTAGGATTTAGCTTAGCAGTAAGTATATCATTAAGGTTAATTTCTTCAACTATCTTAGCTACATGTAGTCCACCTAAAATAGATGTGTTGGTTATTATACATGTTTCTTTCCTTAAATGCTCAACTTTCGTTTCTGGGATCAAAGGGTGAGGTCTCTTATACCCATACAACTTAAATAGTGGCAGTGCATAACAGAATTGAAAACTCTTTCCACTACCACGCTGGCACAAGTATGCTGACCATGGATATAGATCTACAAGATTGCTCCACTCAATGTTTCTGATATGCATTTGAAAATTTGTCAACACTGTAGTACAGAAATATGAGAAGTTCATTATCTTCAAATTCTCATCTATTGCCCTCTCCAGATACTCAAGATAATCAAGCTTCTCACTCTCAAGCGTCGATGAATTATAGTTAATTACGCTACTAACTTGGATAGTCATCTCGTTCAACAGCTTGTCCAGATCGTTGCTGTAGCCGTCCATCAGCTCCTGCAATGCCTTGTCAGATAGGTTGTTGATAATCTCTCCAGTGTACTTATAAACATTTTCTATTTGCTTTCGCGACAGTGGAATATTCTTAGACTCTAGATCTATTACTTTACTCATAGTTGGAATTGTTCTCTAAATGTTTTAGTTGTTGTAGTTGTCTCTGTTATAGTTACTTGCCCTTCTCCCCTTAATCTTTTTTGGAAGTATATCATCAATTCCGCTGTCGCGCACGTGTCAGTTAAAGCGCGGTGGGCGTCCATCAACGTGATGCCCGCGTTCTCGCAGCAGGTTCCGAGCTTATAATTATTGCTCTCAGTCCAGCACATCCTCCCCCACTTCAGGGTATCTTCTACTTCTGGCTGGATATACTTGCTCAAATCTTCTTTACAAAACTCAAACATGTTTATAATGAATGGCATGTCGAAGCGTATAAAATTATGTCCAAATATAATAGGTAGTTTCCCGCCCACTTTATTCTTTTTGAAGAAGTCAATCATCCCCTTCAGCACTATAGGAAGCTCAAAACCCTGTTCAATAACCATCTGCTTTGATATTCCAGAAGCTATCTCTGCCCCCTTGTCGTATATCAGCCCTTCTTTGTATGGCTTTATCAGCCATGATGCTTTATCTTCTATCTCTAGATTCTGATTGATAGAGACCAGGGCAATTTCCGTGAGGGCAATATCTAAGAACGCTTTCTTGTCTTTGCCATTGGGAAGTCCCCCAGTTTCAGAGTCTATCGAAATCCAATTTCTGTATGGTGAATCCATAATTTACTCCTCGATATTATAAAGTGTTAATCCCTCAATCTTTCTATTTTCTGTCACTTCATTTCCACCCAGATAGAATGGTATGTGTCCTCTCCTGCAGTATGCCTGTGCATCTGATGATGTGAATGGTTTACCTGTCTTCTTCTCCTTATTCTTATTCAAAAATTTTACGAACACTCGTAGTGTCATGTTTTGTTTTAGAAACATTCTTTTATTTTTATCTGCTATCGAAATATTATCCAATGAATTTACCTCTGTGTAACTCCATCCAGCTATCCATTATCTCTAAAATGGTTTCTCTATCTTCTTCATTTTTAAAGATAAGTACATCATTTGCGTATAATGGAACTTGTTTCGCATTCTCTGGTGTAGGATTAAGCTTTATTAGATGCAGTATCCCTTCTTCGTTTTCAAAGTTTATGGCATCGTAGGTTACTACATACCACATATCAATCCTTCTCCCTAATGCTATAATGAACCTATCTGGTACAGGAGGGATTTTAACTACCTTATCACCCTGCTCTGGATTATCTCCCTGTTCTCTTGCTATGATAGTGTTCAGATCAAGTAGTGCTAATGCTGTATCATCATCTGATTGCATCTTCCACTTGTCTACTATGTCAATAGCTGCCACAAAATTCATCTTCTTGAATAGTTCCAATATCTCAGTTATTATCTGACCGTCTATCTCTGATATAGGGTGGATGAGTTTGCTGTTGTCTTCCTTGTTATATCTCTTGACTGCCTCTTTTAAATGTTGCTTCATACTTTTATTTTTAGTAGATTAATGCTTTGTTGTATAAAGTATCTTCAATTATACTCTCTATATCTCCAATATCTTCAATAGTGTGACTTCCAGTATAGAATCTTATTCCACCATATTTCATCTTAATCTGATAGATCTCGAATTTAGGATCAGTCTTTATACAGAGTTCAAGAATTTCATCTAGTATCTCCATCCACCCAAGAATTATAGGACTTCCAATTGCAAAACCATACCACCCCTCAGGAATATGTGGAGCATATTTATCACAAAAATAATCATCATCTTTTATACTTCTATAATCCACTCTCTCAAGTGGAAATTCTCTAAAATATGCATATAAATTTTTATATCTCTTTGGTAGAATTATTGGTTTTAAATCATATTTTGAAATGATAGCTTTTACTTCTTCTAATAATTTCACTTCTGTTCTCCTTTCTCAAGTAACTCAGGATTATCTATATAATTGCCTGCATAATGCAGCATTTCTGAGTCTTCAATGCCAAGTTCTGATTCGTTTTCTAATGTCTCTATTTCAAGGCAATATAAGTCTCCTTGGGTTAGAAATACATACTTCCCCCAAGCTTCTACATACTTACACACATAGTAGATTCTTCTATCACCTTCATCTTCTTCTACTTCTTCAAATACTATGTCATTCTCAAATAGCTTCTGTTTCTTCTTTAAATACTTACCAGTGAATTCACAGACTGATTCTGTAACAATATCAAAACTTGGAGCATTTAGATACCAAGCCATTCCTTGTTTGCCAATAATATTTTTATTCTTTTCAACAATAACACCTTTATTATCTGTTGATTCTATTAATGACCCTTCAACCCAATCTGATTGATCTTTCTTTTTACCTTTAAATATATGTTCTCTCATATTCCATTCCTCTCGTCATATAGTTGTTGAATAATTATTTGATTTGGTTCGTATATCTTCATTTTCTTCTTTTCTTCAATAGGGGCAAATTCCCAGAGTTCATGGCATTTAAAACACAGCCTGTTGAAGTTTCTTGGTTCATATCTAAATTCAATATGTGAACCTTTGGAGAGAATGTGACTATACTGCCAAATAGCGTTTATATTCTTTTCATCGTCCAAGAAATCTTCTGGTAGGGGACTGCCACAATTTTCACATTCATGTGGTCTGCTTAACCAAAGTAACATGTATGTAAATTGATCTTTCTTCAGTACTTCTTGTCTCTTTAGTCTTGTGGCATCAGATTTACTATGATCAACACGTTTCTTCTTAGGTGTAACAATAGATCTTTCTTTATTAATATTATCCTTCATCTTTTGTTCTGCCTTCCTTAGAGATATGTTAAAATTAGTTTTTCTTATTTGTGCCTCAAATTGGGTCTCATTATGAAGACGGATATGATTACAATTTTCGCACAGATTATACTTTTTATTCACTATATATTCAGAACCACATTTGCAAGCCATTATTTAATTTCTTTTATTGTTTTATATTCTAATGTTTGCCATCAGTAGGTGTGACATGATTAAACAATGATCCACCTTGCCAAGTTGGTGAAGTTAGGGTCGGATAGTCCTCTTTAAAGTATTCTAAGAACTTATAAGCAGGAATGCCAACTTTTCTTTTACCTGCCTGAATCCATATTGTATCGGTGACCTTGAAATAATCCAAACATATTGTAATCTTTTGCCTTGATAATGTTAGCATTTCATTGGGACTAAATCCAGAAATGGCTATCGTTTTGTTTCCCCATACCGAATCTGCCTTCTTAAATTCTTTGTCAAATCGGTTATAATTTTCATACGTTGGTGGATTTGTAGTTATACATATATCTAGTGGCGTATAAATAGGATGTTGATTACTAAACATTAATTGAGGGTCTTTATCCACATCAAATTTATTCGTAGTGCCACACTTATCACAATAATATATTAATTGCTTGCTGTTCGTGGTTAAACCCTTGTACATCATTACAATGTTTCCACATTTTGAGCATTTGATTTCTGGTTTCATATCGCTAATTATTGAATTAACTAATTTTCCACTTCTGTCTCCGGGAATATAGTTTACTTTTAACCTGTTTTGTGGTTTTGAGTTACCAACAGGATCACCGTCTTTATAGCTAATTATATTTAGCTTATTTTGACCATATCCAACAAAGGATAAAATCAGTAATAAAATTGTTAATGTTTTCATTTGATTGAATTATAAACTTTGGTTAAACTGTCATTTGTTTTGATTGATCTTGCCATATATGTTTCGCTTCTTTTCACAAAACCATAGTATTTCTCTTTACTATTTTTAGTAATAAATGGAAACTCTGATTGTAATATATCTTGATAATATTCAGCAGAATCCAATACTTTTTGATTTGCAGATATTAGTTTTTCTTTTAATTGAATTATTTCATTTCTCTTTTTCTGCGATTCACTTTCACAACTAACAAATAATATTGCGAATAACAAAATTAATAATAATTTTTTCATCTTCCTTTTGGTTTATTTAGTGAATCTGGTCTTAGTAAGTCCAGTGAATCTTGTATGTAGGCTGCAGAATCAACTATTCTTATTGAATCCAATTGAACTGCTACTGAGTCCTGATAGGTGGCTGTGGTCTTGTTACTCTTATCATATAGCCACATAAAGAATACAAAGGCTATTATACCACAAATTAATAATACATTTTTGATGTGTTTCATATTTCGTGCCTTAAATTATTAAATTTACGAATAGCATTCTTTTCATCTCTTGCCCAGATTTCAGTATCTTCAATCCAAAACTGTTTCATCCCTTTAGATTTTAAAAGTTTGATTCGTTTCTCTTCTTTCTCTTCATCGGTTAATTCTTCAGAATATACTCCACTGTTGTTCTGTCCACCCGAAGTAATCATAGCCATTCCCATAGCCATCATTAAATACTTTTTCATACTCATATCAACTTATTTTACATATTTCAAATAATTCACATTCTTTACACGTTTCAGCTTTCTCCCAGAATAGGGTGAGATCATGACAATGTATAAGTTGTCTCCCCATATCATCGAATCTATTTCTCTCTGATTCTTCATATTCGTTCATCTCAATCTTTTCAAACTCTTTCTTGATGCCTAAATCAGCTTTATATTTACCAGCAAAATAGGATTGTTCTTCTGTTCTTTCATTCCATCTCTGTAATGCTGCAGGTCCAAATATCCATGTGGCATATACTCTTTCAAATCTCATCTTCATTGTAGAGTACCAAGAGAACTGGAATACCATATATTCCATTAACCACTCTTCACCTGCTCCCTCTGGTATCTTCTTAAGAAACTCATCTACACACTTCAGAACTTTCTTATTAGTGAAAGAATATTCTGAACCATAAACTCTGAGGTAGATTTGATTGAATATATCAATTAGAAGTTCTTTCATCTCTCCCACTCTTCTCTTAAAGTCTTAATCTGATCATCAATTTCTTTTTCAGTTTGTTTGGTGTGTTTGCCACGTAAATCAGATAAATTGTGAGGTTCAAATAAAATTTCTCTAGTTATATCTTCAACACAATTAACACCATCTAAATCAACTTCAAGATGAATAACATTACCTGTTATAAGTTTTATTGTATCAAATTTAATATTACCAGTTCCACGAACTTGTTCACTAAATGCTCTTGCTAACTGTTTACTGAAATCTGGAGTTACTAATAATTTAAACTCAGCTTCTCTAATATCTTTGTGCGGGACACCCTGAATTACTTCATTTAAAATGTCAGTTAATCTATCTGTAAGTTCCTGTAATATATTCATCTTTCTTCTCTTTTTAATTATTCAGAAATATAAGATTTATATTTCCTTAACACGGCATAAAATTAATATAAATAGTAATACAAAAATAATTTTGGATTAATTTAAAATGATTTTAATTAAGGAGTGATGTCTGTCCAAGATAAATGAATCTCTATCTTGTCCTCTTTTGGGAGAATTATTTCCTCGTACAAGTAGGGATCATTAGGGTTCTTCTGATAAATAGCATTCTGTTCTGTAGCAATAGCAGTCAGATCAAGTTCTCTCTCAATCCATATACCAATACTATGTCCAATATCTAAGTCACCAAGGTTTACTTTATTGGCTTCTGCATTAGCTTCAACAAAAGTGGCATATAATGGCTTACTCTCATTAGTTGAGATATGTTCCATCAGTAGGTTGCCTTCTGTATCAGCAACCATATCTACTGCAGCTATTCTGAACTTAGATGAACAACTTGTAGGATATACAAACCAGACAAAGATATCTTCAACATCTTTCACACCTTCATTCTTCAATACTAATCCTACATATTTATTTCCACTTGAGTTCTTTACTGTGTACATAGAAATATCACCGAACAAATTTCCAATAACAGAGTTTGGCAGTGGATTGATTGATTTATAACCACCAAGACTAAGATTTACCTTTGTCTGGATATCTTCTGGTGCTGAAGCAACTGTATAATATAGTTTCATATCTTATAATGGTATTACGGTAAGTTTATTATAGCTGGCTGTTCTTGTCACAGTTGGTATGGTCACTAACCCTGAAGTATTTATTGAGAATATTACGTCTCCCAATGTATGGAATAATTTATCTTGAATAGCTTGTGAAAATGTAAACGGCAAAGTAAATGTCACTGGAGTTGTTTGTATCTCCAAACTATTAATGTATAGCAAAACTTGATTACCAATATTCTTATATTGTACTACATTGGATGAATTACTTATCAAACCACCACCCATGTAAATAGAATCAACTGTCACCCATCCACTTACTTCTTCAGCAACTCTATTGCACAGTCTCCAGTTACCTGCACTATCAGCCCATAACTCTAATAGTGTTCCCGGAGGAATTATTGTTCCTGTTAATGTCCCATTCTTATCATATACAGCTATCCCATGTTCAACTATTGTTGATTCAATTGTAAGAGGTGAACCTGCTGGATATACATATAGGTAAAATCTTGTTCCTGCTACATATCCATCTGCAAATTCAATATATCTAAGTGTATTTCTATGATCAATATCACTTGAATAAGATCTTATTTGAAATACATTTCCACCAGTAGCTGGAATGGTCAACGTTGTAGTTAATCCAGTTGCAGGAAGTGATAACGGAGTAGTGAATGATACATTTAATTGATCTATTACAGGGACATTGAATATTGGACTAGCAGTAGAGAATGTCTTCTGACCTGTTATTTCTTGTATTCTACTCTTATACAATGTGTCTGTAGATTGAAGATCAAAAAAGTTATTTAATCTGAGATCATTAATTATGAATGCCCCAGCTGATCCAAATGTAAGGCTACCAACTATAAAACCACCTACTCCAGTAATGTCAGTTGCTGTAGCTGAGAAAGTAAGGCTACCTTCTGCCTTTACATATGCAAAAACATCAGTTAAACTACCTTGTGCTGATAGATCATATGAACCTACTATGAGCATCTTCAGATTGCCTTCTGTATTGACTGCTCCTGATATAATTAAAGTATTTGTATTATGATCAACTGAGACTACTTCATAGATATCATCATTGCTAGCTGGAGAACCATTTTCTTGATAGAAACGTACTTTAGTAGGGTTCTTAGTTGACTGTCCTCTTACCTTATCAAAATCACCACCTGAGATAGTTACCTGATTAGTTGATGTGATATTGCATAGTCCTGCTTCAAGAGGGTTCCATACTGGGATAAAACCAAAATAAATGACATTACCAGAAGTATATCCTGATATTCCATCAATTACTATATTATCTGTTTCTGCCCATTTAAATAGAGCCAAAAGTGTATTCTTTAAAGAATCATTGTTTGTAACTAACCCTGATATCTCTTCAGTTGTAGTATTTTTAATCCCGAGAACTCCCTTCCCAATCCCTATTTTCAAAGTATTAAAACCACCACTTGGTACTGATCCTACACTTATATGAAAAAAGTCATTTATATATGCAGAGTTAACATAATCATATGAATCTATAATTCCCCCAACTTCTACGGAACTACGATTGTAATATAATATATTCCCAAGAAGTTCTCTCAAGGATTCATCCCATGCTGTTAATTCCTCTTTTGAAATAATCTGTTTACTATTAAAATTTGGTGTCATGTTATAGATATTTAATATTGTTTGTACAATTGTATGGAATTAACTTTTCATTAATAAATTTACTGATAGTATCTTGTGATTGTCCTGAATTATTCTTTACAAAACTTACCATCTTGTTCTTGTTCTGGACTACACCCTTACTTGTATTTAATGATAGTGGTCTAAATATTAAATCCTTTATTTGAACTATTGTCTCCACTCCAGTACTGGCAAATGCTATGATAGGTAAAAGAAACTTTACATCATCTGTGACCAATATATTATAGAGGTTGTTACCAAATCCAATATTCAGCTTTTGACTTACTTCTACATCATGAGTAAGGTTATAAGCACCCCTCACCCATAAGTCTCTGTTCTTACATAGACTAAAGTTTGTAACCTCAAGAAACATATTACTGAATAAATTGGTCGCTGTGCTCTTCATCGTGTTTGTCATCAATACATATTCTGAGTCATATGGCAGGATTCCAAATTTGATATCTATATTCTCATTAGATTGTATCACAAAACTTATTTCATACCCTTCAATCTCATCTAATCCTGAAGCTACTGGTATTGGTATAAATGGTATTGCACCAAGTGGCTTCATACTGCCAAGAGTCTTCCAATCTGAGGGAGTTGACAACTGAGCATTTATCCCCCAATAGTCAGTATTAGAAACTGGGATAGTATACTTTATTCTACTGTTTTCAATATATGGATTAACTGTAGCTGTAAACATCAAAGGGAACTTACTTAACTTGTCTACTGATCCCTTACCATACATCTTATTCAAATTCCAACAACTTGCTTCTTCTGAAATAGGGGAGCTAACATCTAATACCAATCCCATCTCAGATGTTGATATAAGTTCATTCAAACATTCTCCAAAACTATAATTTAATATTCTTTTCAATTCTCCATCTATCCCTACATAATTTGTATTCTGTAGTCTGCCATCTCTTATCCAAAGTGTATTAAAATCAAAATCATTGGCAATATTCAAAACTGCTGAGTTGACTGGTGAATGGTTGCTCTCCAATATAAATCCAGAACCTTCATTACATTTCCAAATAGTTGTAGCTATATTATTAAAATCAATATCTTTCTCTACTATCTCAATATTTGCTATAATAGGTAGTACACCTAAGAATAGATATGCTGCATCAAACGGTGAAAATACAGTAAATGCTGCTGTCTTAGTCTCTATAAAAGAATCATTTATATACAGTGATATTCTATCTGAATTACGAACAAACTTAATAGTATTCAATATTCTGACATCTAAGTTTAGTGTGAATGCAGTGCTGATAGAATTACACTTGTAGGTGAGAGTATAAGATGCTATACCATTTGTAGGTGCTCCGTTATTGACTAATATAATACCTGTATCTGTTCCATTTAGTAATGTTCCATTGATTGCTATTTGTGCATCATTTGAGTCGGACAATAGAGTATCAAACTTAATTGAATGATATTCTCCAAGCCCAACACCTATCCAAAGTAACCCTCCTAAACTATTATTACCAACATATAAACCTATTCCTGAATTATTATAAGTATTATCTACAACTACTCCAGTGTCTGTATAATCAGTTATTCCGTTCTCTTCAGATTGTCCCTTATAATCATTGATTTTTATTGTGCCTCTCTTCTGTATCTCTTCAACCCAATTATCATAAAGATATGCTAAAGTATCTAATGTAGAATCATTGATGAAAGCTATATTTCTGCTCTTCAAGAAACGTCTCATCATCTCTTCATACTCATTCACATCCCTAAAGATCTGTTTATAGGCATTCAACATACCTGCATAGTAACAAATAGAATACCAATAAGTATAGAAGTCTACATCACCCTCTCCAACATCAGTAAATTTATCACCAGTATTGACATAGTTCAGTTTCCACCAGTTCTTTATGATGTCTTGACTTGTTACTTTTATGTTAGCTATATATGTTGACATTATATGAGTGGTATTATACTGGTTACTGTTATAACTCCATCTGCAGCTGTCCAAGTAAATGAATGTGTGCTTATTTGGCTGTAGCCTGGTTTATACTCATGGAAGTTAGTGAATGGACCTGATCCTGTAATAGTTAAGTCTACAGACTGCATTCCTGATGAACATGATTTAGTTTCAACTACTATCAGATCTCCTTCATACATATGTATGGTACTTGCAGATGTTCCTGTTACATTAAGTACTGGATTACCATTTATCCAGATCTTCAAATATTTGCCAGGAGGAACTGTAGGTACACTGAATGACCAGTTAAGAGTCCCTATTGCAATAAGGGTACAAGTACCGTTAGCATTAGCATAGTTTTGACCGTTAGCTGTTACATCAGCACTTGCTTGATTATCTGCATCAGCTTGGCTTATTGCTGAACTATAAGTAGCAACAGGTACAGTATAAATTTCTGTTGAACCCACATAACCACTACCACAATCATCTCTTGTAAATTCTTGAGATATTTCTATATTGAAATAAATACTACAAGTTCCATGAGCATTTGCATATGCTTGGCCATTGGCTGCAATATCAGCAAGTGCTTGATTATTGGCATCTGCTTGACTTATTATTGAAGAATATGTATGTGCAGCAACTGTATAGGTGACTGTAGAACCTAAGTAACCAATACTGCAATTGTTACGTGTAAATGCTTGTGACTCTTCTATGTTCCAATATTCAATTGAACAAATACCATTATCATTAGCATAAGTTTGGCCATTAGCAGCAATATCTGCAGCAGCTTGTGCATCTGCATCAGCTTGACTTATCAATGAAGAATATGATCCTGCTACAACTGTATATAAAACATCACTACCAACTGCTGCCCCAATACAATTATTACGGGTGAACATTTGGCTTGCCTCAGTATTATAAAATAGAGTTGGGACAACAAATAATGCTGTGATAGTATGATTAGCATTCATAACCACAGTCACCGTTCTCAAACCTTGTGGTTGATTTACTCCATCAAGTATCCAACGTTTAAAGTTATTATCTGGAGTATTTAGAGGTGCTGTAAAGGTAACTGAAGTCCCGTGTGCATATATCCTATTGAATTGTGTATTGCCGTCTGAGTCTCCGTTTATATCAAGATTAGAAGTAGTAATTGTAACACCACTATTAGGTGTCAATGAGTTGACTGATAGTATAAAATTATCTGGTAATGCTCCTTGATCTGATCTATAAAGTATTGTAAATTCTGTATCAATATCAGAAGAAATCAAACCTGAACCTATAAGAACTTTGTCTATATATAAACTTACTGAATTGTTTACTCTTACTATTCTTATCTGATAAATTCTACCTGTAACAAATGCTGTAAAACCGCTGAAAGTCAATCCATGTATAACAATTGAAGGGGTGTTGTGAATAACTATATTATCACTCATCAAGAATATGTCGATGAAACTTGTCTCATTGAATAGGAGTTCATATTCTATATCATATATCCTACCGATATTATTTATTATACTTCCATCTACTGTAAGTAAATCACCTGAATATGCTTGACCAAAGGTAAACCGTCCATCCACAACTTCAATAGGTGGATTAGTTGTTCCATCTACTACAGTTGAATGTATTCTTGAATCTTTATGTCTTTCTATATAACCAGCCAATTCACCTGATTGTCTTATCTTTTCATATACATTATCTGCCCATGCAGCTATCTGTGGGTCATTATATTTAAAGAAGTCAGACAAAGATGTCTTGTTATATCGTTTTATCATTTATACGTTATAATAAATAGGTAAAATTGCACTATTGTTATCATACAAGATATTGCCTAACATGTCTCTCATTATAAATTTGATGACTCTTGGTAATTTAGTTGTTTCAACACTTGTATCGACATGTGGTAAAAAGTTTTCATCTGGTACATATTTAACTCCTGCAGTACTCTTTACTATTTGTAACAGGTCATCCCACTCTATTTTATTTTTGTTCCAAAACCTGAAGTCAAAATATTTAGTCATTGATATCTGAATAGCTTGTCTGACATCTGTTTCCAAATAGCCAGATTGAAGATCAATCCTGAAATCAACACCACCTGCTCCACCTACTGAATGCCATTCGATATTACCAAGTTTTAACCCTAACACCCCTGATTGTTCATCTACATCTGATAGTGACATAAAAGAACTTAGTTGGTTCTCAAATGCATTTAATTCATCGGCAGTGAATGACTTTCCATTACAGGTGACTATGTTAAGTTTTATCTGTCCGTCTTCAGTATATCCTGCTCTTTTTATATCAAGAATATCTGCGTCAAATGTCCTTAAATTATCAATCATATTATCAAAATTACTCTTAGCAGCAAATTGACTGAATGTGGATATTCTTAATTTAAAGTCTTCATCGTTCTCAGCATCTCTTCCACCTGTTGCCGCATACTCATTTGTACAGCTTATATGACCAATAGGAGGTGAAGTGATACTATTTATTGTTAATGCATTTACGTTAGTATTAACCCCAACAGAGTAACTTCTAACAGGTATATAAGCATAACCATTATCACCAACTATAGTTAGTTCTGTTATACTGAATGCTACTCCTTGATTAGAAGTAAAACTTGATTCTCCCGGAACATATACTGTAGCAGGCTCAGCTATTACTAAAACAAATGTAGATGAACCTGATGCTGATAACCTTTGTATTGAACCTACAAGTTTTGCTGCATTGTCCAGATAAGTACCTGAGCTCAATTCTGGAAAGACTTGTGACTCCAAAATTGCTACATCCTTTAAATTCTTTTGAAATATTTTAGAGACACCGAATGCATGTGCGTTCACCACAGACAGATCTGATATCTTTGAGATCTTGCTTGTGTGATTTAACAGTGTCTCTATATAGATTTCCTTTAAGTCTGGAATAGGGAGTACATTTGTTAATAACTTGTCTACCATGATTTATTGATTAATAAATTCAGAGTCTAATTTAATATTATATTTTTTACAAAAAGCAACTGGTGAAACAGAAAAACTAGGAATATCTCCTAACTCTTTAAGTTGATCAAAAGCAGTATATACATAATCATCTTCTTCATCGCTTGATGGGACTACATAATTTATTTCATCTTCTTTCCCTTTATTTATAGTTACAATAATAGGGGTCATAATCACATTTTTAACTTTCTTACTAGTCGCCTTTATATCAATAGATGTTATCTTCTCAAAATTAACAGGAAGCATTTCATTGCCTTGTTTATCTTGAAAACCATCTTTTGTTTTATAATATGTCTTGGTAGAAGACTTTGTATTAGATTCTTCACTATGACTCTTACCTGCTTTGTAATCAGCCTCAGTATAGTAGTATTTGTAGTTTCCTGGAGTGCCTTCTCTTTTGAAGTACTTGTGAATCATTGATTTTTCAATATCATTTTCTGAAGTAAATGACTTTTCGATCCAGTCACGTTGAGCATTTAAGTCTTCTTGAATTGATTTAAAAATATCTTCCATGTTATATTGTTTTATTTATCTGATTATTCAAACGAGAAGTTATCTGAAATGAATAGAAGGCTACATCTTGGTCTATCCCATTATCTACCATTTCTACACTTGCAAAAGAATCATCAGTCTTAAAATTATTCTGAACGTCTCTCATAAGTGAACTAAATCTCAATGCATTTATATTTGAGCCAACTAAATCCTTAGGATAACCAAGACTCTGATATTCTGGAACACTACCTTGAGTAACTCCTAAGCATATCTCAGCTGATTGTTCCATAGTGTCTTGAGTAGTGAGTGATACAAAATCATCATTCAGTATCTCTACTTTCCTTTGCATGTCTTTACCAAGAATATTATCTCCAACCATTACATCAACAACGGTAGTGATATTATATAGTGTATTATCGGTTTTACTTAGGTCTAACACATTCCCACCTGCCCTTGTATAATCTAATTCCATCACACCATTAGCTATCGTTAGATCAACCCAATCTTGATTAGGATCAGCATTACCAAGTTCCTTGGATAAGTTTTCAAAAGTTTGGTTCTGTTTCAATATGTACTTAAACTTAGATTGACCATCATAGCCATAAACGTAAGATGAACGCATCCACTTGGCTAAGTTGATAGTTGTCTCAAGTCTTGTCTTTACTTCTGATAAGTTATCAATCAAGTCCCAAAATTCTGTAGTGGCAGATAATCCTGTATTAAATATTGAAATGATATGTTCTATCTTATTTGATTCTGAAGTAAGTCTTACTAATTCTGAGAATGCTGTCTTATTGAGACTTGATCCACCCTTGAAATAGGATACCAATGAACTTATATCATTGCTCAGAAAAGCATTATAGTCCGCAAAGAATTTCTGCAGATCATAATTTGTTACTTTGGTGAACTTTTCTATAATAGTCATTAGTATATGTTTTTCATTGAAGTGAGACTTCTTACCACCTTATCTAAACCAAAACTATATCTCAAAGACTTTGGGTTCATATTTTGATTTCCGACATCAGCCATATTAGCTATTGCAATAAGATTCAAAGTATACTGCCAAATCATGTTAGTTGACTCATTCTGAGACCAAGTTAGAGGATTCTTTGAAGGTACTACTAAATAGGATTCACCAAGTGCTGGATTATAAAAGAACAATCTGTATGTCTGACCTGCCTCATTGTGTGCTTTTGCTTTGTCAATGATTGACTGCAATATTTTACTGCAACCATACCCTGTTTTTATTCCAAAAGGAAACTCTTTTACTTTATTTGGTGTCTGTGAATTTACACTATCAGCAGTATAGTAGCCAATATCCATTGAATATTGATATCCCTTAAAAAAAGAATCTTGTTCAAATGAAGTGAGTTTCAATGATCTTCCAAAATCACCTTGTATATTAAGTTCCTTTGGGATGAATCCTGACTTATTAAATACTGTTATTCCTGAGAATGATGTTTGTATTATAGTGGCTTCAGCTTCTGTTTTAGAAATTGACTTTGGCATTATAGGAAATGAAAAGTAATCTACTGTCTGATTATACGGAGTTACTAATTCCAGAGCACACATATACACCTCAAAATCCCGAGGATATTGATTGTGTAAAGCATCCTTCCCAACTTGTGAAAGGATCTTTGATGCTGCCCCGAAAATTTGATCAGTAATCATGATATAAAATTAATTAAATTTTCTTTACTTTTAAAATTAACTTAAAGAGTCCAGTAGTTTATTACCCAAGCCATAAATAATGTCATCTTGCTCTACTTCTGCTACCTTTGCTATCATTGCTCCTGCCTTCAAAGCTGGTTGTTGTAATTGCCCTGCCGTTACTGCTGCAGCTGTTTCAATTGCTGCTTGACAAGTTACATATGTCTTTTTTGCAGTAGCATATGCAGTTCTTGCTGTTTCAGCTGTTTGCAAGGCGATTTTAGCAGTTGTAACGATAGATTGTATATTACTCGGTAGGTTATTCAAGGCTGGAGAAGAAAGTCTGTTAAACGCACTCAGAATCTCTTTTACACCCATATTAGGAGTCATAGTAACACCTAATTTAGCTTTTAAATCTTTCTGAAACTTTATCTTTTGATTCATCTTACCCTACTTTTACTTTTGTTGAAACTCCTATCTCGCTTACATCTAATATCTCTGTAGCATCTGGCACTTTTGAATAGAGGACATTCTTCTGACCATTTATCAATATAGGTTGGCTTGAATCAAGTTCTATACCTGAGTCAGTTATACCTATACTGCTATCCTCGTTATATATCAGAATGTCCTTTTTACCTGAATCTATTGAAATACCTGTCTTATCAACTACCACTGAATTGTCACCATTCATCATACTTATTGTCTGATCTGTTGTCATTGTAATATCTCCACCAACTGTGTTGATATCTATGTTTCCTTCAGTGTAAATATTAATGTTACCTTTTACATGTAAGTTAACTTCAGCAGAGTAGTCATCATTCCTGACATTAATATTGAGTTTTCCCTGTTGTGCTGTACCTATTATATCAATTGTTATCTGCCCATTACCATCTACTGATAATAAAGCATAGTTTCCATTCTTAGTCTTCTTAAATACTATAGTGCTCTCTTCAATTAACCCAGTTTCTTCACCCTTTGATATTACTCCTGTTATAATAGCTTTACCACCAAATGGTTCAGTAAAGAAAGTTACACAACTGCCAAGGGTATTATTTTCAATAGGGAATTCAACATCCCTAAGTGCAGATTTAGTGATATAACAATTATGTGCTATACCTCCACCGCCTTCAACTAAAATAGAGAACAATTCAGTTCTAAGACATTGTTTTATAAACTGCACTCTATCTACATTCTCAGGTATTATGATATATCCTGTGTTAATAGACTTTCTGAGTGTTGGATCAGAATCTTTATAAATGCCATCTCCTACTTCCATTGTTGTCTTTTTGAAAAGAATTCAAATAACTCTGTGTTTATTAACTTTTTATTTGTAGCTGTCTTATTATCTACTTTGACTGTATCTTTTGTCCCTACTATCAAACCCTCATAAATAACATCTATATTCACAATATCAAAGTAATTGTTCTCTTTGCCATTAGTTTTATTTGTTATTCCAGAACCACCAAGCACAAATTCTTTAAGCATACATCTTTCAACTATCAAAACTGTAGTTCTATTCAAATCATTTCCTGACACATTTACTGAATTAGTTACTGATTTAACATAACATATCTCATTTGTTGGTTCAAAAAGTATCCACATCCCCTTTTTTATTCTCCTATCTCCACCACTAATAACTATTCTACCTTTTCTAGTGAATGGTAATATTGCATTGGTTTCAATAAGAAACTTCATATCATTGGCATAAGATATTCTAAACACATTCAAGTTTTCATTCTTATTACTACCACTCAATACAGAAGAGGTCAGATAACTATCTGGAACCACTTTTTTGTGCATACCAAACAAGTTAGCATATTCTTCAAAATAAACTAATGGCATATTAGAAGCACTTATCAAATCACCAACTCCAACTAATCCATTCAATATATCAAGTTGATACATAGTATAGTAAGTCTCATCCCATGATAAATCAAAGTCCGTTACTTTATCTGCTGTTACTGTAATATAATTATTACTTTGAAAATAGTCTTCTATCTGTTTTCTTGTGAATGGAGGTTGTCTTGCCATAAATATAAATTGATCTCCAATGGTATCACCCCAAAATTCAACAAATGGCTCTTGGCACATTCTCATTACTAAATCAATGATAGCACCTTCAGGAGCTGTCAACTCTCCATTATTAAGTCTTCTGTCGTCTATCTGGTGATCAACAATAGCTTTGATTATCTTCCACACTCCATTCTGTTCAGACTCATTTAAAGCATCTTTTTTTACGTTAGTTATATTATATACTTCGCTTACTCTATCTGTTGTTATCTTCTTAAAAATATCGTATGAATTCTTATAGGAGTCGAATAAATTATTCCCCTTTGGTAAAATACCTACATTTGTCAACTGATTAAATATAAACCCAATTGAATCTCTTATTGATCTATATGCTTGAGTAAAAAATGTCTGATAAGTCTTATCAGCACTAACTCTTTTAAATATTGTATTGCGTACATCCAAATTTAGAAACATATCTTGCGCACCATTAACTAATGCCCAAGGTAAAAATATGCTACTATCCTCTATTAATAGCTTTGTAAAATCTCTACCTGATACATTGAATATAGGCTCATTAGTGGAAGAAGAGTATGCCTCTGAACTTATGTCTACAAGACCTATCATATCATACACTTTAATTGACTTTTTTGTATTAGATATAGAGGACTTATCTACAAACAAATCAACTGAGTTATCTTTATTCACCTTCCCTTCAACATCCAGCCTTTCGAATCTTATCCAGACAATGTCATTCTGTTGAACATTCTTTTCAAAAAAAGATAAATTGTATTTACCACTCTCTGTCTTTTGAATATAGGAATAGTAGGTTTCTGAGTACTTTTGTATGTCTTCTAAACTATTAATTTCATTTAAAGATATATTAAATGATCCACCACCATCTGCAACTGTAGTGTCAACTGATTTAACAAAAGGAGAAATGTTTAAAATTTTATCTTCAGTCCGAAGATATATCCACACACTAAATGCTATATGAAGATAATTAACTGAATACTGATTGTTAACAATAGTAAGTTTCTGAGTCTGAATGTAAGTAGGATCATTAATCAAAGTTTTTAACTCGTCTCCCATGAAGGCTTTAAAATCTTGTTGAACCATGAACAAGTCTTTACCTGTAGCAAAAAATACTTCAAGATTTATTCTATTATTTGGTATAGACAACAAAGTTCCAACTTTAATATCATAATCAACATTCATATACGTTGGTCTATATTTTCTCTTATCCTCAGCTGATAATGAACTATAACCAACTGCAAACTTACTTTTTTGGGTATCAGTATATAGTTCCCAAATTCTATCTAAATTTCTTACTCCATTCTTATTCTTATATTCAAGTAACTCCTTTTGTGTTATTTGAGTCCTTGATATAATGGAATTATTATCACTAAATAGTTTATTTATAGTATCTAAACTTGAGTCCTGATAGTAGTATTCATTATAATCTTTAGAAACTGGCATTAATGCTATAGCTTTCTGTTCTTTCTTAACAATAGTTTCTTGAATTTTATTCTTAAACTCATTAATGAAGACAATTACCCCATTATGATTTATTAATCCAATATGAATAGAGGTATCATGAAATTCAATCTCACCAACTCCTAAAGCTAATAATGTATGGAAAAGTGACCCTTGCTTGATAAAATTATCTTTTACAATCCCTAATGCTCCTGTCTTACTAAAATTATTATTCTTCTGAAAATAGAAGTCTACTGCTTTACCTTTGGGATGTAATGAATTTTCAGATCCCCCAACTTCTTTATTGTGTTGAATAGACCTATAAGCAGAAATAAGCATTACTTTATTTGAATCAGTAAAAAAATGAAATATCTCCACAACAGCCCTCATTATTCTATCGTCAAGCTCATATGCTCCAATAGGAGTTTCCCCTCCATTATGATAGAAATCCCCTATGACATAATTTTGTGAACTATCGTATAAATATGGAACTCTGCTCCCTTTTGTGATTTTCATTTATTGATTTTTCTTTTTTATAATCTTGGAGTCTGGCTTACCTATTGCATTATTTAAAGAATCAGCTACTTTGTTCATAGAATCTGCTGCTTTACTCAATGCTCTTTCTTCAGATTGCCTTTGTTTCCCACCTATGGGATTTGGATCTTCCAAATAATGCTTTTGAGCTGCTGACATTGCCTTCTCTCCTGCTTTAACAAAGTCTATCCAAAATTGACTAAACTTAGCACCTGCAGAAGTCATTCCACCTGTTGCTTCTTGTCCCCTAATATCTACATCTACACCTTTACCTGTCATTAAACTCTTATCTTGTAAAGATTTAATCAGTTTAGGAGAACCATCTATGAGTTCATCTATTTGTTGTCCAGACAATGCAGGAAATCTAGATTGAAGATTCCATCTCTCAGAATTCTTATTTCCAGAACCAACTTGTTTTGCCCATTGCATTTCCCCTTTTAATCTCTCAGGTGTCAACCCTCTTGCTTCTTCTTTCTTTAAATCCCACAAACTCATTTCAGGGTGAATCTTAGATAATATTGCCATTGTCACGGATTCTTGTTGTGGTGAAGAAGCATGTGTTAATCCACTCTGTAATCCACTTACTAAGGAAGATAATGCTTCTGGAGATCTTTGAAGAAAATCATTCATACTCGCAAGTGAAGCCACAACTCGAGTATTCATACCTTGATCAATACGAGCAAGCCTTGATACTTGTTCCTTACCTAAGTTTGCAATTATCCCTAAATATTCAGATGCTGAAGACATATCCCCTCCTCTTACAACACCACCGCTTCGTAACCCTGCAATGCTTTGTTGTAACTGATTTGCCCCTGTAGTTCCTTCAAGCAAAGCCATTCTATCAAAATCAGAATAGGTACTTTCATCCAGACCCATACCTCTTTTAAACTTCATCTGATCTTCAGCAGACTTATATATACCAACTGATGATCTTCTTGCTTTAGATAACCCTGGTACAGTATTTAAATATTGTGTCTCATTATATCCATATTGATTATAATTTGGGATATTAGTAGGTAATCTTTGCCCTGTTACAGCATATATATCTCCCTTACCTTGTAGGTATGGAGTAGCAGCAGAAACTATTTGTTTACCAATAGCTGCAGCAATAAGTAATGCCACTCCTGTTGCACCAACAGCACCCTCAGCAGATGCCATCAATCCACCAGTCTCTCCTGCAATATTCAATCCAGCATCAACGCCATTTCTTGCCCCAATGACAGACATCCCATAGCCACGAACTCTATTTCTAAAACCACTGGCAGCTCTATCTTGTTCTCTTACATCTAATTCTCCAACTCTTTGTTCGTGTCTCTCATTAGCAACTGTTTCTTTTTCTAATCTTTCTTTCTCATCAAGTTCTTTTACCTTTCCGCCCTTTAACTCTTCAAGTATGTCCTTTAATAACTCATTCTGTATCTTAGCTTCTTTTTCCTCAATACCAATATTAGATAACTCTTTTTTGGCATTATTATCGTGAGGATTACGATCTATTCTTTCTTGTAGTCCCGACTTACGTTCAGCTACATCAAGAGAATTACGTCTCTCCATCAACTTTATCTCATCATTCAACGACTTGACAAGTTCTCTAGACGAACTGACTCTCTTCTCAGCATCCTGCATCATGCCAGTAGCCAACTCAGCAGCATCTCTTTTGATTCTGTCAAAAGTGCTCTCAAGTTGACTGGCGTCTGCCGATATTCGTACTTTCTTATCTAAATCCATTAGTCATCGTATCTATCTAAATCTAAATTCTCAAACTCCTTCTTGAATTTGTGTATCTTCTGTTCCTCAGTCAAAGTATCATCTTCCATTATGGACTTATCTAACTTCAGCCAATCCCCAGTATCAATCTTATAATCTATATCTCTTCTATCAAATAGCTGCTCTTCTTCATATTCAAAGCGCATATCAAAAAAAGAAACTTCCCGATGAATAGGTGAGTTAAAAGCTACTTTGTGCTTATTACGATACCACTTATCTATCGGGAAGTCCCTATTCCATCTATATACAAATTCTTTTAAATATTCATCATCAAACTCATTTATGATAATAGGAGCAGGTTTTACTTGCTTCTTTCGAAATATATTCCACATTACTCATTGTCTGATTGTGCTTCTTTTTTCTTCAGCATCCCCTCAACTTTATCGAGCCATGGTTTAATCTGTTCCATATAGACAGTATTCAATTCCATGTAGTCCTCAATACCCATCTCTCTTATCCCACCTGACTTCAGATCTTTTATGAATTTAGGGCAGAAGACTGTGAAAAAGGCTTCGATATCTATCGCCACTAACGCTTGATCTGCGTTATCTAATGCCATACGGTATAACTGCCCATATGTTCCTCCGGATAGAGCAGACCTAAGCTTCCATAGGTCTATCACGTTGCCAACTACTAATGGTTCTGTTGAATAATTTTTTCCTTTGATAATAAAATCGAAATTCTCCAAAATAATGATTGTTTAAGTTTATAAATTATTAAATGCTTAGAAAGACTGGAGTCAGGTACTCTCCACTTTGCTGTAATTGCGTTATAGAATTTTCTTGGATTGACCAACCTGTAGAATTGAGATATACATCTCTGATCACTGCTAATACATTACCTTTAGTAGCCGTAACCACACCGTTGGTGATAGTCTTGACATCTTTCTTATAGACAACAATATCAACCACATTAGGGACAAGCACTTTGCTATCGACATACTCATCGAGAGACTGAACTGCTTTATTGTCTAGTCCGGGAATACCAGACTTGACAAGGTCAATCATATAGAAGTCACAAGCCCACGTGCAAGTGATAGAGAGAATAGGGACTTCAACTTTTGTTACCCTACCCAATCCCATCACTGAGCCAAGCTGGTTGTTCTCTGTTATTCTTAGATTACTCATCAAACCGACAGCCTTACCATTTACCTTGATAATAGCCTTTGCAGCTGTCATTGTTTTTTCGTCTGCCATATCTTTGTGTTGTTAAAATATCTCTTTATAAAACGATTATATGTAAAGTCCACCAGTGAAGAATATACCTTTGATCTCAGTATTAGGAGATGCCTCATAAGTAATAAATAAGAAGTCTCCTGAAGTGACTGCAGTTACATTTCTCCATGCTACTATCAATGATCCCATTTTACGACCTAAGTATCCTTTAGTCCATTCTACTGCATCTTCTTCTGTCAATGAAGAACGATTAACACCGTTAGGGTCAGATAGAAGGTCAAGTTTTGCATTTATGATAAGTTCCTTGTTCAACTGTGCTTTGATACGTTCAATCTGAATAAGATGTGAGGTACCTGCATTAGTAAGTACAAAGTCGCTATCCTGAAGAGTATTGACATCATGAAGATTGATAAACTTACCAAAGTCCTCATCAAACACTGTTACCAGTACCCCTGCTTCGTCTGCCTTCTCTTGGTCTTTACTATTCAAAGGTGCTACTAAACCATCTATATCAAGTGACTTGAATGTCAAAGGAACCTGTGGAGCTAATCCCAATATTCTACCTACATTATAAGCTGTATGAAAGAACTGTTCCCATACTCTAAATCCACTGGCAGCTAATCTACTTACTTTTTGTATTGATCCATGTACAGTAATAACTTTCTCCGAATCAAACGTTTCAGCATAACCAATAGAAGTATCAATGTCAGTATCATCACCAGCTATATAAAGGTGTTTGTCAAATTTTGCTTCATTTTCAATATGATCAACTATCTTTAAAATTGTTGTATCGGTTGAGGGATTAGCAGTTGAACAAGTAGTTAAAATAGCACTAAAGTTAAGATCTTTGATTGCATCTAATGTTTCATCTATAGAATCATATACTGCAGTACCTGTGGAAGCTACCCTGTAACCTGTATTAGCTGTTATATCTGGTGAAGTAACTGTTCCTGCACCTGTCTTAGTTGAAGTTGCGTCTAATACAAATAACTTACCAAATGTGCTATCTGTTAATGCCCAATCAATCAATGTCTGAACATTATTAAATTCTGGTGACTGTGCGACAAGTGTTGGTCGTGAATTGGCTGAAGTAATTTCATCATAAGGAATATTGTCTGAATATAGTCCCTTATAATTTCCCTTCCAAATTTTGAATATCCATTTTGCAGGATCAACTACACCTGTTTCTATTTTATATGCATATCCTGATAAAAGATTAGTAGCTGTAACTCCACCTGCAAATGCTACGGCTGAGCCTGTAGTTCCACCTGTTACTGTTACTGTAGGAGTGACTGTAGTTGCTCCATAACCTACGGGTGCTTTAAATACTAATGCTGGAGATGTAGAAGATACTACTAAACATATTCCTAATAATGTCATATTAGCAGCAAGTCCTGCAACCATAGTTGCTATGCTGTCACTTGATGCATTAGTATATTCAGCCACTGTTACACCAGCCACTTTAACTGTAATCTTATCGGCTGTAGAACCTGCTGCAGTCACAGTAACTGTTGATTGAGCTCTTGTCTCATCAGGATTACCGTTAGCTGCTGTACCTTCATCTTTTGTTTTGACTTTGAATGTACCACCAGCCGCTCCACCTCCAGTAGGAATGAATGATAATAAAGCAGGGGTTGTAGTGGCGGGTTTAACTATGAATATTTCGGATACACCATTATTGTTGCCATCGGGATTAAACAATCCTTCAGCGGCTTTATACCACCAACCAGCACCAACAAAGTCTCTAAATGCTTGAATATCTTTTACTGAGTAAACTGCATTCTTACCTGAAACAAGCGTACCAGCAATACCAGCACCGCCTAACATGCCATTATTTGCAAGAGACGCATTAAGGTTTTGATTATCTATAATCAATAACTTACCATAATCTAAATCTCTAGGAGGATTATTCTGTCCTGCTACTATTCTAGAGTAGGTGCCTGGAAGTTGAACTATTTTATTGCCGAAGCGAACTTTTGTTGACATCTATGTGAGTGTATATCTATTCAACGAAATAATATTGTTTATAAAATTAAATAAAAATTTTGTAAAACAAAAATTCTTATAATAATTTATCTGCAGTCAATATCTGTTCCCAATCTGACTCAATCATTACTGAATTTTGATACTTCTTTTCTGCCACCCTTCTATTCCTTCCATTTAACTGAAAATGATTGCAGGCTTGAAATACATTTAATGTTTCTGTAGAATCTTCTTCTATTTTAATCTTCTTCTTCATCATTTATTAAATTTAGATCTTGAATAAATTTGCGCAGATGTGTTGCCTGATGTTCTAATAACAATTTCTTATGTAACAATTCAATATTAATAAACTCTTCACTTTCAAATCGTTTATGATAGACTTCAATACTTTTTTCAGTAGCGAGCAATCTGTGCTTATAACAATTCTTTAGTTCTAATAGTTTCATTACGTCAATGATGTTAAAGTTATTGTATTCGAAACATCCTCTCTATCTGCTAAATATTCTAATGAACTCGTCACTTGACAATGTACTTCAATAGTCTCTACTGTTGAAAAATGATATGATAGAGTACCACCTGTTTGCCCAGATATAACATTTATGCCCTTATACCAATTGTAAACTGGACTTTCTCCACTATTAATAGGCGTTGCTGTGAATACAACTGTATTGCCAATATGAGGTGTTAAATTATTAACTGCTATTGAAACTGATACTTCTAACAATGCAGGTTCTTGATCATCTCCATAAAACTCTGGAATGAAGTCTATATCAGTAGCTACTGTTGGTTGTATAAGTGATCTAACTATTTTCTTACACTGTAGTGATATCCCTATTGCTCTGAAGAATATAGGTAGTGGTATGAGTTCTTGGTTAGCCATTAACTGCTTACCTGAGAACTTGAATATATCAAAGTAATATGTCAATGTGTCTGCTCCTGCTATTAACAGTGCATCTATGAACTCATATAACATAACTACTTCAAGCGAGTTACCTGCAGTGATTATAAGCTCATATTGACCTATGAATGATCTTGAGAATTGATTTACTGTATTACCATTTTCATCTTCTCCAGTTTGGTAGCCTGTTCCTACTGTATTGTCACCTGACTGTCCATCTTCTGAAGGATAGTGAATATGAAATGTAGGTAAGTTAGCTCTTTCTTTATCAAACATTAACCTTACTTCCAACTTCCTTCTATCTGTATCATCTTTTTCAATCAATGACTTTAAATCGGTATAGAAGTTTCTACCATCTATTTCTACTCCATGAAATTCCAAATACAACCAACTCAAAGTAGGAGTTGATGTATGTGCTATAAGATCTGCTCTTACCCATTCTAATAGGTCTCCTACAACTTTCTTTAACTTAACTATAGATACTTCCATCTTATCCTAATTTAACGTCTAACCAATCCTGAACGGCATTATCTACAGTTAGATCAAGTTGTGCTTCTGCTAATGCTTTATCCATAAAATTATGTGCTTCTATTCCTGGGTGGAACCATGATTGATCATCAGATTTGTCTGATACCCTTCTGAATGTGAAATATCCACCCCTCTTTTCTTTTTCAGTAGAACTTATATCCCTACGATGCATTCCTTCATAAATAGGAGATTTATGTTTATAGGTAATAAGTGATCCACCATTCAGTTCTATTCTATTTGTATTGACTTCATTAAATCCTACTGGTAAATCGGCTTGCCCAAGTGTCTCTCCTGCTTTCATTAAGTCTAATACCGATATCTTATAATCTGGTACCATCTCTGACATTATAGCATCTGATGTTCCGTGTCTGAATGGTATAGTTAGATACCAACCTTTACCATCACTCTTTATTACTCTCTTACTGCTATTAGAAAATCCATCCTTTTCGTCGAAACTTGATGCCCCAGATTCAACCATCATAGCAAGTTTACTATCTCTTCCAGTTAATCCTATTATAGCAGTATGATCGTCAGGGCGTTCTGAATACATCCCCCTTTTGTATTCATCTCTTGAAGTATTAAGGGTATTAACTAATTCAGTCCACTTAGCAAAATATTCGTCGCAAACACGATCAAGGATGTAAGAACACAGATCAGAAGTCTCACTTGGTTGTAGTGAGAACTCCTTTACCGTATCGGATAAATCTATTGAAAAGTTGAGCACTGGATATATTTATAAATTATTTATGCATAAATTTTCTAATATAATCTCTTCCTTTTTGATCAATATTTGAAGAATTATCATGAAGATCTTGTAATTCATTTAAATCTTTATCTTTTCCTTTAGCTCTCATAATGATTTCTCTTTCTTTACCAGTTAGAGAATAATCATCAAAAAATGTATGATCAAATTTCTCTTCACTCTTATTCTCTGTATTCTTGGACTCTTCAACTTTATTTAATCTATGAAAAATGCTTTCAAGTTCATTCTCTTCTTTCTTATCGCCCGTCCTTTTCTTTTCTGCTTTAATATTACCCTCTAAGTCAACAAAAAATTTATTTTTCTTATAGTTCAAAACTGAACCATCTGATCGATGTTTTGTTGACAATGGATTTCCGTATTCTTTTAATAAAGAAGCTATTGCAAGATTAACTAATTTATCACTCTCATCTGATTTATTCTCGCCAACGCCCTTCTCCTTCTTATAATCAGCTTCAGTGTAGTAGTACTTGTATCCACCACCTGCTACTGGCTCTCTCTTAAAATATTTATGGTTGATTGACTTCTCAAACTTATCCAGTTCTTCTTCACCGAGATATTTACCGAATACATGTAGTGACTTCTCTATGTTCTCCATGTCTGGTTCGAACTCATCAAACGCTGATTTTTGAATAGAATCACCTCTTCGGATATGACCCTCTGCATTTTCTCTATGCATTTTAATACTCTCTTGTAATTGCTTTCTTTTTACAGGGTCGTGAGTATTCTCCAATTTGTCTTCTGCAGATCTATGTTCAAAACTATGTGCTTCAGCAGCATCTTTATGGTCTTCCTTACTATAAGTTTCATATGGCATATTATGAGACTTGGCATAAATAGGTTGACCACTCTTAGTTCTACCAATAATTTTACCCCCTCTACTGCCTTCTCCACCTTTTTCAATTTCTGGCAGTGTAGCCTTGATGATATTAATTTTATCTCTTATTTGTTCTTCTCGTATCTTCTGTTGGAAGTCCATGGCTTTAAATTTTTGTTAAAATTAATATTAAAACTGATACGAAATATTTTTATTTATTATTTATAAAGAATATAAATTATAAATAGGAGTTATTAAGAATGTTAGTTCCTTCATAATTTGTAGCACTTCCGAGTTCATATTGAGCTTTACGAGCTATAGCATGTACAGGCATTTCTTCTGTTGTTTTTTTACCAGCATTAGAATATTCTTGCGTGATTCTCAGGTCATTAGGGATGTCTATGACATGGTACGTCGTAAGATGTTTATAGGAGACTGATACCTTACCATTAAAATCGTTTGGTAAATTATCTGCTTTAATGTCTAAAACATAACCATTAGTCATGTTAATCCTATAATCGGATGCAGCTAACTTGATCAAAACATTAGTATCACCATTGAATATAAATACTGATCTTATTTCAATCATTTTATAGGTGGAGAAAGTGAACTTGGGATATATGTCACTATCACTATCTCTCACTTTCAATACTTCACTCATCATCCCAAAATTCTTGAGTAAAGTTATCTTATCCATAAATGACACCCTATTGACATTCATAAATGTCGTTCCCATAGTACCTATCATCTCTGGAGACCAGTCCTTATACTTCGTATTCTTATTGATAGAGGTCAATATTGCTTTAGTATTAATAGGGTTGACAAATACCCAGCCTGTTCCCATGCAGTTACCACAAGTTGTTCTGCTATCTGAACTCTGACCCTTACAAGGACATGCAACAGCTTCTTCTAATGAGATTTCGTATCCCCTATTCCACAGCAATTGGTTGAAGTCTCCTCTGTCAAATATATTGATCTGAGGTTCTCCAACCATGTTAGGTGGCACTTGTGTCCTGATACTTCCGCTCATTATAGTGAGGATATATTTATTGACTTATAGAATAGTCTCAGTTTCTTAAGACATTCATTGATCTCTTCTGTATACTGTTTTATACGTCCTGAGTAACCACCTGACCCAGATGACATATTTGTATTGATGGATTGTGATAAACCATCTATACCTAACGACATTGAATTTACCCCTGGACTACCTAAAATGATATCACCCAACATGGCAAATATTGGTATAGAAGCTAACTTCCCTACTACGTTTACTAAGTCCAGTGGCACATCATCATAGTTGTAACCTGTCACATATTGTATGCTGAAGTAGTTTGGCACCTGACCATAACTAGTAAGACCTAAATAGGCAGTGATACCTGTTAATATTATGTCAGCATTTGCCCTGCTTGTTGTAGAACCTGTAGGTATGAGGTGTATCTTCTTATAGTAGTTACCCTCGTTGTCTTTCTTTGTATTAAGCCAATCTAAGGGGTACTTTATCTGTTCTATACCATTTAGGTAACCGATGAAAGAAAGTGGCTTAGCAACAGGCAATTTAGTGGGTAAGATAGGGAATCCACCCCAATAGTCATCCTTGAAATAGGTGACTGTCTGTTCTATGTACTTCTTGTTGAACCTGATCTCAAGGTACTTCTCAATCTCTTGCTGTGCTGCCAAGATATACATACGCATAGAGTCGTTAGATATCTCTGAGCCATCTCTTGACTTGGTACTTATACCGTAAAAATAAAGGCTTGTTAGTTCCTCTGGTGAAATAACAAGCCCTTCATTCTTTCGATACCTAACCTGATATGTTATGGTTGGCATGTTTTCTTATTCTTTAATTCTTGATTCGTCGAGTATAACGTTGATGATTTCGGCTTTGTTAGTAAGATTTTTGTATCTTTCTTCTGGAATTTCCAGTCTTATGCAGAACTCAACCAGTTCCTTCTGAGTTTTGCTGGTTAAACCAACTTTCAATTCGAGTTCTTTAATGATTTTATCACTCTGGATTTTGTAACCCTCTAACTCAGCTTCTGCCTTCTCAGATTTGTCTTTATATAAGTTTACTTGTTCTTTCCACTCTTTCACTTCATTCTCCAATGAACTGATAACTGATTCTCTAGATTCAACTTTCTCAAGTGCTCTTTCTAAATCAGCCTGTATTTGGGTATTATTTACATCAACTGCTTTATTACCCTTTTTCATTGTTACTTCACCCTGAAATAACCAACCTGCATAATTTGTAGTTAATTGGTCTGCAATCTTCTGGTCTGCGACTTCTGCATTACCTAACTTATCAAACTTCAATGTTAAACTTCCGAAAATAACTTCATGCCCGAAATTACTTGAAACTGCTGTGCTAATCTTAATCATATAACAAAATTAAAAATGTGAATAAAAAGAAAAACGGAAGGAGATCTACCCCTCCCGTCATTTCTTCGTTGATACGTCTATTGTTTAAGCAGTGATATCTCGTCCAATATTATGGATGATGGCGATCTTACCTGGCATATATAAAACTGGAGTACCATAATTAACTACGGCAAACCTACGAGCCAAAGTAGTGATAGCAAAGTCGATTTTCATCGTGGCAGCTAACTGGATATATTCCCACATATCTGAATTAGGATCTAAAACAAGTGCTGAATGTGTGTTACCAATTACTCGGTTACGATCACGTACACCATACTGAGCAGCACCATCATAACCTGAAGCAGCAGCTAATTGTGTTACTGATACTTCAAACAATGGATAATACTTAGCAGTTGTATATACAGCGACGTTCTTCTCAGTACGATAAACAGTAAAGGAAGTAGCAGCATAAGTACCAACACCTGCAACAAATACTAAGTCAACAGATTCAGTAGCTGCGATAGCCTTGATAGTAGTGTTCATTGCACACATTGCTGATTCACCATACTGATTACGAGCAGTTACTCCATAGAAGTATCCACCTGCAGCATCAGTAAATTTGGTTGAAGTATCAGCAGAAGCGATAGTCAAACTGGTGTTATTCACAGCAGTAGGAACGGCAGGAGCCTTAGCTGAAACAGCTGCAGCATTGTATGCCTTAGGAGTTCTGCGATCGAAGAAGATATCATTGACAACATCAATTTTCCCAAACTGAGTCATGATATCATTAACCTTCTGACCCATAGTAGCTCCTTCAGTAGCTGAACTAGGTGCACCAACCATTACACGTTTGCTTTCATGGAAACGTTTTACATAGTCATTGAAAACAACAGGGTTGGAGATGATTTTGGTTGCTTCACCAAAACGATCATTAACAACTGCCTGTACTGCATCTTCTACATGAGAATCTTTCAATGCTTTACCACGAGCATCAATGAAAGTAGGGTCGTTAGCATAAGTATCCAAACCTGTTCCAGCAGTGATGTCAAGGACACCTGCATAATGTTGTTTGAAAATACCATCAAATTCCTGAGGAACCATAGCATTGTCAGAACCTGAAAGTTTCTGATCCAACTGGGTTAAGAGTTTCAAGGTCTTATTTTCAACCTCACGAGTGTACGGATCTTTACCGTCAGCCTGGCGAACAAGCATTGACTGTTGTGTCAGTTCACCTTGGATACCAGCATACTTTACAAGAGCAGCCTTACGTCTGTAAACAGAGTCAGTTTGTTCTGGAGATTCACCTTCATTCATGAAGATTCCTACATCAGCACCATAACTGGTTAATTGGTTATACTCATGTACTGTATTGTAAACACTCTTTTTAGGAAGTAATTTCCAAAGTACAATATGGTTTTCTTTATTTTCCAACACCTTTACAACTGGGTCAAGTGACTCAGGTTTCAGGGAAGGTCCAGACGATAGCGTATCTGTTAGATCGCGACCTGTCTGACTACCAGCAACGATTGCTTTGATAATATCCTCATCGGAGTAATTCTCAGCATTCTTGCCTAATGAATCATGAATGTCAAACATATTATTATATTTAATTATCTAACGAAATACTAAAAATTACTGCTCCAGAGTAATATTTTTTCTATGTGCTAAAAGAGCAAGTGCCTTGTAGCCGTGTCCAGTAGGACGTGTATTAACTGTATAGTCTAAAATACCGTTTTCGATTACTTGTCTAACGTCGGCATCTTTCTCTTTATTGAGCATGTCTTCCATACCCTTTAAAATTTCATCTTTGTTACCAGAAATAGAGAGTGTTTTGTTCTCAGCATTCTCTACGTCTTCTTCATTACTCAAACTCTTTTCAAAGAAAGTAGCCTTAGTAATAACTGATTTTGTTCCCATAGGAGTGTCACCTATCTTCTTGATCTCAGACTGTAGGCTCTTTATGATCTCGTTCTGTTCATCAAACTTATCTTCGAACTTCTCAGTGAGTGACTTTTCAATGTCCATGAAACGTTCACCAAAGGCTTTCTCAATGTCAATGTCTACTGATTTATGAATTTCTTCTTCCTTTTTCTCTTCTGGTTTCTTCTTACCCATCTTCAGTTCCATCTCATCAATTGATTTCTCAATCTCAGCTTTCTTGGACTTCATCTCAGTAAGACATTTTTCTAAGTCTTCTTCTTTATCTTCACTCTTGACTATAGGTTTTTCTTCACCTTCTTTTTTCTCTTCAGCTTGTTCTGCAGGAGTCTCTTTTGCTTCATCAGCAGAAGTTTCATTTGCTTCGCCAGTCTTTTCAGCTTTCTCTCCCATGGTTTGTTCTGAACTAGACTCTTTCTCTTCTTTCTTTTCGACCTTCATAGCCTTTTCGATATAGGAGTTGACTTCTGTTTCTTCCATGCCAAGATCAGTCAATGACTTTCTAAGTTCATCAACTTCCTCTACAGACATTATATTAATTTGATTTTCCATTCTTGTGTCGTTTCTATGTTCAGAATACTAAACTAACTATTAAGTTTATAAAATTAAAATATAATTTTGAATAAATAAAATATTTACAAAGAATTTTTAACTAATTTAATGACTTTATTTTTAAAATCACTGTCTCCATCAAATAAACTCTTATGTTTCAATATATTATCTAATGCCTTTTTAATGTCAGGTAGGCTAATATTTTTTGGTTTCTTATCTAAACTTTCAGGTGTGAGTGGTTTTACTGCAGCTACATCCATAGATTTAGTTAATACCTCAAATACTTTATAGTCTTTACCTACCCTATACTTCTTACCTTTGTTCTCAAACTCCATAATATATTCTTTCTCATCTGAATCCTGATCGTAGGTAGGATCTATATAATCTTCCTTCTGAAGACCTTTAGCTATATCCGCATAAGAATTTCCGTTAACCGGGGAAAATGTTATGGCACAGTTAGTTATAAGTGCCCTGGTGATATGTTTTGGATTAGTAGTAGAACGATTCAGTGCTTTTCCTTCGATGCTCCAACCGACTTTTCTATCAGATCCAGACTCTTTCATCTCAATAATCTTATCCCAAGTGTCTCTTGCTATTTCACTGTTCTCCCATAGTTGTGCTTTTATATGGAATTCATTATTTTTAATCTCAGCTTTAACAGGAGAGCCAATCCAGTATTTTGGGCTCCTTTTAGACAAATGTTCGTAATTTATCAGTCCATTTTTCAAAAAGTGGTCAATCTCATATCCGTTAGGTTCTAATACTTCACCTTCTATATCTTGTGAATTATCAGAAGCCATCCCTTCAAGAAACATATTTTTATATCTATCTGATTTTGGTAATTTAGATGCTTTCTCTAATAATTCATCATTAATAGGGACAAAGAAATTAAATTTATTATCTTCCATTTTATTTATCTATTATTCACTAACGATGTTCTTCTCTAGTTTTGTATAGTACTTACTATCTTCCATCAGATGATCTTTTGTTATCTCACTTCTCTCTTCTTCATCACTCGTATGTTCTTTCTCTTCTTCCATACCCATCTTGTACTGCTCCTGGAGTGCACTTACCTCTATGTTGTGATGTGCAGCTATATCTTCTAATGTCTTACCATCAGCTCTGCCACCGATCAACTTTTCTTTTTGTGCTTTCTGTATCTCATATCTCTCTTTTGCTGCATTGTATATCTCATCACTGATCTGATCCATTATATAGAGGTCAGATATGTGAGAGAAGGCTTTTTCTATGTCTTTTTCTTCGACAACTTCTGTCTTTGGATCGTCACTCTTTGTACTAAATCTTTTAAAGAACCCATCCAGTTCAAGAACTTGTTTTGTGTCTATCTTAGTTTTCATTCATTTCAGATATTAAGTTCTTTATAATTTCATATGTCTTAGGGAATTCTTCTTTAAGATCTTTCAAATCTCTATTATCTTCTGTATCACCTTCATCACCCAATGCCATAACGAATGCAGCAAAGGATTCACACCAATTCTCTTCTTCATCCATTTCTGCCTGATGAGATACTCTTTCTTTCGTATACCATAGATCAACCAAATTCTCAGCGGTTATTTTATCATCTCTATAGAGCTTATGTCCATATTCATGCAATATAACTTTTGTATATTGCTCTTGACCATACCAATCTGTTGCAATTTCATCGTATAGTTGCTTATTTATACTTATTTCATTGTAGTCTTCATTAAACGCTCCGACCCAATATCCATTAGATTCTCTTTCGTATTTACTCTGATCAACCAACTGTAGTCTTGCTTTAGACAAATGACTAACGATATTTTCAGGTAGATTATTAGACAAAGCTCCAATCACCTTTACAGAACATTGGTGACTTAACATTTCATTAGGATAATTCCTATAGAAGTTGTTGAATACGATTTTATCCTTTTTATCATAATCAATAACATAATTCTGTTTTAAATCATCTAAGAAATCTTCTTTCCGCTCAACAGCTTGGTCATTTTGATTCTCATAGTAAGTGTACACCCACTTCCCATTCTTCATCTCCTTTTTGAGATATTTGTGATTTAATGCTTTTACTATCTCATTTACTTTCTCAGTAGGAATGATACCGAGTTGAATGGCTTTTTTGATGTGTTCTGACACTTTAAACTTCTCATGCCAGTATCTATCATTTCTTTCTTTATATTCGTTAACATTCCAATCAATATTGAAATATTTGTTGACTACTTCTTCAATATCATCTAATGCAGTCTTACCAAATGACTTCTTTATAAATCCTGTTATAATATTTTTAAGTTCAGAGAATATACTTTTCTTCTCAGTAGGAGTTTCACTATCTGAAGGTATTGTCTGTAAAAATTCTGCAAATTCTTTATTAGTAAATGCATATGTAATTAACTCTTCAAGATCATCTGCTTTTATCTTTCCAGATTCATCATTATAAAAATCTGGTATTTTATGCTGTATTGAAACATCAAATATATATGAAATTATGTGTTTTACGCTGTCTGATGCAGAATCAAAATTAGCAAGTATCTTTCTTGCTATAGGAAACAATTCACTGTGTAGATTATATGAATTTACCCCAATACCTTTGGAAATAATGCCATGGAGAGTCTCATGGTTAATAGTCTCAGTAAAACTAGACCTATCTTCATAAAGTTTTGTTATGTATGGGTCAAAATTCATTTGATTATACTGCCAACATGCAGCAGCTCCATACCTAACAGACCCCTTTTCTACATTTACATGTACCCCAACACTTGAAGCAAGTTCATATAGATTCTTATATCTCTCAATATCTTCTTTTGGTAATACTTTTGCTACAAACTCAGATATGTTAGCTTGATTGTTATTCTTTCTTTCTGAAAACTGATTTAACTTCTCAACTATAGTTTCTTTAAAGTCTTCTACTTTCTCTTTCTTATTCTTCTTCTCTTCATAAATATACCCCCACTTACTATCTTTGAACTCTTTTCTAATGTATTTATGATTCAGAGCTTTTTGTAATACATCTTCTCCACATATACCTAATCTTACTGCCTTCTGTATTATCTTTACTTGTGGATCAAAATCCCAACCCATCATCTGAACGACATTGTCACGCATATTGAAAATCATGGGGTAGTTACTTAGTTCTTCCCGTGGCACCCATAAATAGTCTCTTGTCTCAGCTTCATCCAATAATATCTCTATATTGTCAATTGATTGAATGTTCAGTACATAGTAATAAATACATGCATTCTCATCTTCAAATATACCTAGATGTTTCCAATAGATGCCATTCAACTTATCATCTTGTAGGAGCATGTCGGCGTCTATCCCTGTTTCTTCTCTCAGTTCTCTCTTAGCTGCATCTTCAAACTCTTCACCTTCGTCCACATGTCCACCTGGTATCACCCAAGCTCCTTTGTGGTTGTCTTCCCACTGACTTCTTTTTGTTAATAGGATTTCATTCTTATTGTTGATGACTATTACATCTGAATATTTAGTCTGCCCTTTCTCTGTTTGCTGAGCAGCAGCCTTGTTATAATCTTCCAATGTTAACTTACCTGATCTGTATAGTGATTTAATGATTCTAACTGCCTTAGACCGATTATCTTTATTTAGGTGATGGATTATATCACTATTGCTCTTTAATATGTCTAACTCCTTTAGAAACGTTTTCTCTTGTAGTTTAATCTTGGCCAGTTCTCTTGTGAACTTCTTATTGTCAAAGTGAACATCTTCTTTACAATTGAATTCTTCTGATGACAGTGCCTTACTTATATCTTGATACTGGTCAATCAGTAAGTCTTTTACAGAATCAATCTTTTTTAGTTCAAACTCAATAACTGCTATACGAGAAAGTTTCTCATCAGTTGTCTTAAAATAGTTTGATATGTTCTGTAGTAATCCCATTATTTTATAAAATTAAATATAAATCTGATACAAACTTAACTATACCAAAAATTCTTTATCTTTAAACTTACAATTTTCAAAGTGAAAACGATGCATGGCATTAATTCCTCCAATCTTACCACAATGAGGACACATAACCTTTTCCCTGGGTTTTCTCATTTTAGTTAATTGTTCTTCATTAAAACCAACTATTTCATACCACAATTTTATCTTTTCTTTAGATTCGTCTTTGTGAGTTTTATCTTTCATAGGGCTTATTCTACCTTTTTGACCCTCTGAGTTCTTTCTTCTCCACTCTTCACTTTGGCCACCGTTTATTTCATAATACCTTTTATGACTATCCCTCATATTCTGCAAAGATTCTTCTGAATAAATTCCTGTTTTACCTTTATTCCAAGCTATTCTTCCTTTCCCTCCTTTTGATACATTGTCTTTATGTTCCTGAGTTAATTTCTTACCTGTTAATGCTAAAGATATTTTTCTTAACCACTCTTCTGTAAAAACAGGAATATAGCCTTTATTTCCTTGACCACCTGCAGTAATATTATAAAAAGTTTCTAAATTAACCGCATCAAATTCTTTTATGATAGCTTCTTCTCTAGAATATGCTTCCAAATGAGTATCACAATATTCTAATATCTCCCTTTTAAAATTTTTACGACCATACTTTTTAATTGCTTTCTCTAATACTAAACCCGACCCTAAATAGCCATCATTCAAATTTTTAGTAGTATGCTTACCTATATAAGCCTTATCATTAACAAGATTAGTAGTAATATAAACAAAATGTATCATACTTCAAAAGTTTTATCCCCAACCGTTATTTTTATTTTAGACGTTCTAATTACTTTTCTCTCCCTATCTAAACTATATTCAAATCTATTTGTATCTTTATTCCACTTTTGACCAGCAAAAATAGGTTGTATATCACACCTACAATAAGGGTGATTTGTTCCTAAAACCGCTTTCCAATCGTCTACTTTCCTCCCTATATTTGTTCCATTCTGAATTAATGTAGACAACTTAAAAATAATAGGTTCACTCCCTACCCCTTGAGTTAAATGTAATTTAAGACAATGGCGACAGGCTGAATCAAAAGTATGTTTCCAACACAATGCTTCATCTCCATACTTCCTTATTATTTCAGATGCCCTACCCTGTTCATATATGTTCTGCATCTCAGTCACAACTATTCTCTTCCAGTCTCTATCCCACTCACCAGTTCTATGACCTAAATCACTTACTACTGAAGCTATGCTTTTCCTGTTCTTAATGCCTTCTGAGATTGTTTCTGATATGATATTCTTCTTATTCTCCTCAAGCATTATATCTCTGGTAGCACCAACTACTTTGTTTGCAAGTCCCTTCAGATGATTATAGGTGATTTCCCTGCTTATCTTATACTCTGCTCTTTCTCTTTCTGATAGTGGTATAAATTGTCCCCTATCCAAATATTTCTCAAAATCTTCATTGGTTAACTCTTTTGTCTGTTTCTCTTCTAATACCGCAGTTAACCTCCCGAGCAGAAAGTTCCTCATAAATGGTGGATATTGTTCTTCTAACTTCTCAATATCTATACCATAGTTTGTCAGAAACAGTTTATCTTCATCAGATAACACTTCTGTCCCCAGTGATGTGAATATCATAAAAGAATAGTGATGTTGGATTATATCTACTATTCTCTGTATATCTGTTGTACTGAACATTACTTACTCTTTAGTTTTACAAGTTCTCTTGTTATGTCTACCATCATCTCTTTCATTTTATTCTCATGCATTTTGATTAGCCTATTTTCAATAGGTGCTTGAAGTGATGGGAAACGAATTGGGTCCTGATGTAAGTGTTCTTTACTCATTGTTTTTTATTTCTGGAGCGAGAGGTAGATTCGAACTACCGATCTTAAGATTATGAGTCTCATGTGTTAACCAACTGCACCATCTCGCACTATGTTTTATTTCATAAAATTGTCTGCTTCTGCTTTTCTTCTTCTTATCAGTCCATTACTCTTTTTGCCTTTTGCAGTGATATAATGATTACACCACCAATTGTATATTACTGATGGCTGTACCTTAGCATTAATATATGACATGATAGTTCTGCTTCCACCACAGTTATACCATAGTGACACCATAGAATCGAACTGGTTCTGTTTTATGTCTACAGTTAACTTTCTGTTAATATCATCATCAAACTTGTCAATGTCATGCATGAAATAAACTTCTGCCTGTTCTGTTGTACAAGTGTCTCCCATCTGGACGCTATTTCCATTTGGATAATATGTTGTTCCCCATCCAATAGTTGGCTTGCCACCTTCATCATGATAGGCTATCAATCTTAGTTGTTCAAACCCTTTTATAAATCTCTCCCCTGCTAGTGATAATGAATAGTGTCTCATCTATTACCAAATTTTAAATTGTACTGCGAACTTGAATATAGGGTGCTTGCTTAATGCAGGTATATATTCAATCTCTGGTGTGTATAACACATTCTTTTTTGTTTTGAATGTTATTCTACCATTAAGAGAAAACAAGTCTATATTCGCACCCAAACCACCTCCAATGAATAACATACTCTTTAGTGGTTGTTGTGGATTGTTATTAATCGTTTGCACTGCCATTTTCCATACATACTTTCCAACACTTGAAATAATTTGATTCTGAGTGATGCTGTCACGCAGTTCTAAGTATATCGTATCATTATCTAAGATGATTCTATTTATACCTGTTTTCTTAAAGAATGCCCTAATTATCTTTATAGAATCAGTATGTGACATTACTGTATCATGTACCCATATTTTCTTTGTAATAGTATCACTTTTTATTATTTTTTTATAAATAGTGTCTTTTACTTTAAATCTAATTGTATCGGTGTTTGTAATTTTTATTGTATCTGATTTCACTACTGGTGGTGCAGGGGTGAATATCTTGTTTAATCCCCAAAATGAAAATGCTCCCAATAAAAATATAAGAGCAACTCCAATCCATGTCCACGTTTTATTTGTCATGTTATTTTATTTTAAGAAAAATATCATCCACTTTACTTTTAATAGAATCCCAAATAGACCTGAATATACTTGTTCCAGTGATTCGACTTATATTCTCGTAAATTGATTTTAGTTCTGTTGCTCCTATAAATAGTGCTACTATACGAGGACATTCAACACCCTCAGCTATTATCTTTTGAAGTATATATGCTGCTATTATTGCCAATGAATAGAAAAAGAATTTCTCAATAGTCCTTCGCATCTTCTTAGCAGTAAAATGTTCTCCATCTCTATATGAAGCATAACCACCAGTAATGAAATCAAGTATTATAAGTCCAAATACTAGATACACATACTCTTTAATAGGTGCTAAGAATAAAAATACGAATGCTACGAGGGTGCTAAGTAATTCCTTGATGATATCTATCCAAGGTGTGAGTCTATATGGCATTGGGTTGGTCATGTTTATACTCATTGCTGTCCAAAATAATTGGAGACTCCATATTTCAGAAGTCTCCAAGATATTTAATTACTTAGGCTTTCGGAGGTTTTACAGCAAACTGTTTGCTGATATATACTACAAGTATTGCACCTAATCCATATAGAAGTGTTTTTATATCAACAAATGTACCTGTTAAAGTTGCTGCTGCTACAGTGGCAAAACTATTACCTATCATAATAACTGCACCCTTGATAATATCCTTCCAGTTAATAGCTCCTGCTACAGATGTTGTGACTAACCACATACTCTGACCTACATATACTAAAACTGTACCGAGTGTAGTAATCCCTAGTACTTCCCACCCTACTGTTGTGATAGGAAATCCTGATGCTTGTATAGTTGCTAATACAAACATAAATACTGTTGCTAATAATCCTTTTAAAATTGTTGTGTTCATAATTGTCTATTTTTAAGTTTTTACTTTATAAAATTAATAAAAATTCTTATTGTTTTAAAATTTTATTATATAAACTGTCATTTCAATTAATAGTATCTGCTTTTATTTTATTTATAATTCTTTTAAATAAGGTTAACTAATTAATAATCAACTAGTATTGTTTATAACAATTATAAATTAAGATTTATTTTAATAGAAACATAAGAACTATAGTTTTTTTATATTAATTTTACGGTCTAAAAACCAAAATAAACCAAAACCATGAAAAAGATCATTTTAATCACAGCACTGGTATTAGTCGCAATGAGTTTGTCGGCACAAGTAATTAATTATACAGAGTTGGCCAAATTCAACATCAACAAAGACAATGGATTTACGTCTTATGTTTCCAGTAACAATACTACATTCAGGGTTAATGACAGATTAACACTAAAAGACCAAACAAGTAGTAGGCTTAAATATATCTACCTGTATGAAGAATATTCCATTAGCGATGTTGTAATGTCAATGTCAACAAAATACCTTACAATCAATAGAATTACTGTTATTCACACTCCCTCCAATAGATTTGCCGTATTGTTTAATTGCAGCGACCCACAGGGGTTAAGTACTTATGTCATTAGCGTAGAGCAAGCCATCCTAGCCAAAGAGATCATATAGATAGGGTTATATATCGATCATATTATTAATTATTATCTTTACGTTCCCCTTACTACAATCGTATTTCTCTCTGATCCATATATCGTATGGATCAGAGGTTATGTCGTGGATATTTGTAGTTGTTCCCTTTTCTAATTCAAAAGACAAAAAATTCTGAAATAAACTCAATATTGTTCCTGCTAATCCTCCTGTTGCGCTAACTATTACTCTTGCAATACTTAATAGTGGTTTATTGCTATCATCTTTATAGTTGATATTAACACCCGTAATACCCTTATTTGAGGGAGGCATATGTATTTTGATGATAATTGAATCACCGTCATGTATTGACATTGTATGTGTTTCTTTCGTATCCATATAATATCCATTTTCTATCACATACGCCAAATACACGTCTGCATCCCCATAGTCTTGCGCTGGACTAGGATTATATGATACCGTCAAAGAATTTGTGCAACCCGACCCACCTGAAGGAATAGCAGTACAGCTACCATTAGCATTCGCATAAGCCTGTGAGTTATAATATACATCTAAATACGCCTGATTGTCCGCATCAGCCTGACTGAGGAATGATCCATACTTACCTGCGGATATGGAATATGTGACTATAGTTCCAGCATAGCCAGAAGAACAATCACTTTTTATTCTATCAAATGAGTAGGCACTGCTAGTATAATACGCTCCCGATCCCTCTATTATTCCCTGAACCACAACCGCATCATTGGTAGAATGCCATGTAAACGAATATGTTATTGTCTGACTATATCCAGATACTGAACTGTTATAGGTAAGTCCATTATTCCCAAATACATAAATTGTCGCACCGTTCCCATTACTTCCGCTATTTGCTGAACGTACCGTTACTATAATATTGTCTCCATCATTAACAGTAAAAGAACCAGAGGAATAGGTTGTGGCGGTAAGCATTAACGTATAATTTTTTTGAATTGTCATATACGCATCTGTAATCCAGCTATCTTCTGTAAATGACCAACTTAAGGTATTAAATGGTGTATGTCCGCTTGCCACTAAATCTATTTTAGGAATCCATTGGTTGTCGGTAAATGCACTTAAATATGAAGTATTTAAATCCAAATAATACAAAGCAGCCTGTTTTGTCATCCAATTAATTCCGCTGGGCATTGGAACTTTTTGATATAACCCACTGCCCTGAGCATCTGCAAAACTCACCCACTGGTCAGAAGTCAAATTACTCCATCCAATCTGAGCCTGACCAAACGAGCATAAAAACAGTAGGGTTATTAATAGTAACTTTCTCATAGTTAAAAGAATAAAAATCTGTGATGTTTCTTAATTCCGTTTAGTTTTTCCAAATATTCAACCCTCGCTGTAAGTTCCTGAATAGCTTTAATCTCTAATCCGTGTAAGGAATAAAGATTTATAGCATCTTTTTTTTCACCCATTAAAATATACCTAGAAACACTTGCTGGAATTTCATCAATGATAAATCCTAATGTTTCATTGATAGTTGGTTTAGTCTTGTAGTTAAAATCCCTTAGTTGAAATTTACTTAACTCAAATGTTGCCGAACCTGTCCAGTCTTTATGAACATTTTTTAAACTTCTGAGTGAGTTAAAACCACCCCCTGCTGCTGTAATTGAACCACCTAAAACTCCGTTTCCTGTTATGTTAAAATTAGCAGGTTGGGCAGAGGTTCCATTGTTTATGAATTTATTGATACCACCTATTAAGATTACATCGGAATTTAATGTACAGGTGTTTAGGGTTTTGGTTGAAGCTAGTCCTAGAAATGCAGAATACACATTACCGTTATTGGCATTGGTTATAATCTTTCCTCTTGGAATTGTCTCTCCGAAAGTAGTCACACTGTCAGCAACCCTTACATTACCCGAAGGCGTGACTTGTGCAAATGAAATTGTGCTAATAAATAGCAATAATATTAAAATCTTTTTCATGTTATTAATATAAGAATGAGATAGTTACGACATCATAAGCATATACAGGAAGTGTAACTTGAACTGTTGCGCCACTTACAGTATAATTTGCAGGGTCAAGTGTTGAACCATTTAGGGAAACCCTTACGCCTGTTGCATCTTTTGGTGTATTTGAAAGCGTGTTTACTTGACCTGTTGAACCACTTGCAGCTTCTGCAAATTTCTGAGTTTTGAGATGGTCGTTGTAAAGTGTAGGTTTGTTTTGAATAAAAGTACCTCCCGAAGTTGCATTCCAATCAATATAGGCTGCCGCTAAACCTGTTGATGTTCCAGTTAATGCACCTGTAAATCCAGTTGATGTAACAGAAGTTAGTCCTGCAATAGTTGTTGCTGTTGCACCTAATGCAATATTAGTTGAACCAATAGTAAGACTTGAATTAGTTAACCTTGCATTTGCTAAAGTTCCTGTCCATCCAACTGTTATACTTGCTGCATTTAATAGCGAAGTTGAAGCCGAACCTCCTAAAGTTAAAGTTACATTTGTATCGTCTGTTTTTGTCAAGGCATTACCTGTAATTACTGCGGCAGGTATTCTCTCCCAAATAGTACCATTGTAACTTGCGTCATCACCTACATTAAAGGCTATTCCACCTGCACCAAAATTTGTAGTACCTGCTGTTGTACACCTATAAAACCATCCTGCCGTTCCTGTGCCATTTGCAAGTGTCGGAGTGTTCGTATTTGCATTCCATGTTCCTTTATAAACTTGACTTGTTGCTACTGCCGCCCATGTTGCAACCCCTGAACCGTTTGTTTTTAGAAAGTATCCATCTACTGCACCTGTTGTTATAGTGATTACAGGTGTACTAATTGAGCTCGAAGCATTAAACTGACTAGCTGCAACGGTTGATGAAAAGGTGGCAACAACTCCATAAAGCATACCAGTCAAAGCCTGACCACTACCTGCTGATAGGGGGAGATAACCACCACTTACAGCAGGAGCAGCACCAATATATGATAAAACCGCAGTAGAATTAAACCTATAAACAGTTCCATCGGCAGCTTCCCCTAATATTCCATCTGTTAATCCTGATGCTTGAAGTCCTGTGAAATTACCCGCTACACCCTGCCATTGACCTGAATTATCAGCAACTCCGTGCAAAGCAAGAGCCCCAATACTATTATATGAAATAGTCTTAGCTGCTGAACCATTAAAAGTACCACCACTTGCATCACCTGAACCTGAATTGTTAAAGGTTAGGGAATTAGGAGTGTTAAAAGCAGGTAAAGCAGCACTAGTCCAAGCTGAACCATCTGAAGTTAATACGTTGCCACTTGTCGAGGGTGTTACGGCTGCAATAAAATCAGTTGTTGCCGAATTTGCAGCACTACCAAAAGTTCTGTAATTTAGTTTTGTGGCTAAAGATGAAGTTAGTCTGTCCCTACGAACATACCCATCAGTGCCTATACTGTCAGATTTATCCTTTTTTGATAATGCTTTAAAGTTGGTGTAAAACCCATAACCCGCTGTACTATCATTGCTTAGCTTGTAGCTACCTGCTGCTTGTTTATTATTAAATGTAGTCCAGTCGGCAGCACTTAAAGCACCTCTATTAGAAGCACTTGCAGTAGGTACTTGTAGGGTAATTACAGGTGTTGTAGTTCCCGTTGCTACTGTACTACTTAAATCTGTTCCTGTTGTACCTAAGGTTAAAGCAGCTACAGAAGTTACCGTACCACCACCATTAACTAAATCTATATACCCTGCTGCCAAAGCTGTAGTTATGGTATAAGAAGAAGTCAATGCAGTATTCACCCTCCATATTTTCTTAGTTGCTACATCATAAATTTCATTCCCTACCGAGAAGTTCTGATTTAGTGCAGTAGTAGCATTGGCTATTCTTACTGAGATAATAGGTGAAGTTTGAGCGTAAATGTTAACACTCAGTAAAACTGCTATTAAAAAACTTAGTATTTTTTTCATCTTAGTTCTGTATTTTTATTTTATCGTAAGTCCTTGTATCTGCCTGTAAGGTAATTGAGGTAGTGCCTACCCCTGACCAAATATCACTCGAAATTGAATTGCCATTGTAAAAAACGTTGGAAATATCTGTGAGTGGAAATGGGATCATAAAAGTAGTCACCCCAGAAGTTGTGACTGAGATTTCATACATTATTGAATAGGCTGTGGTTTTTACTCTCCCCCATTGAACTCCATTTGAGATAATCCAGTCACCTACCCCATAAGTTAGTCCTGATTGAGTTCCTGCCGTGTTTACAATATAGTACCAACCTTTAGTTGTGTCTGCGTTTGGGATAGAGGGTGTATTTGTAGCTGCATTGTAAACTCCTTGATATTTGACTGCACCTATTAAAGCTGCATTCATTTGAGATAGAGGTACTTTACCATTTACGAGTGAAGCCACACCGTTTAAAGCACCCCTGTCAGAAGTATTTATTTTGCTTAATGCCTTGAAATTGGTGTAAAAGCCTTTGTCTAACACACTATCGTTAGCTGCCTTATATAAAGTGCTATCTTTGCTTCCATCTGCCTTTAGAAACTCTGTATTTAAACCGTTTTCTGCTATGAAAGTTTTCCCTCTCACATTTCCTTTTAAATAGGTGTCAGTAGTCAAATCTGTACCTATGGTTGTCGTATTCGAACCATTACCTACTCCATATGTCCCTATCACTATTTCATTCTCAATACTATCAAGTTTGGCTCTTGTGAATGCCCCTATATAAATACAGTTGTTTAAATTTCTTGCCCCAGTAATTCCATCTGTTATATGACTCCCTGCTTCTTGTCCTACTGATGTATTATAATTCCCATTCTGGTTATGATACAGAGCTGAGTATCCATTGGCAGTATTACCATTGGCATACTTAGCTGATCTTAATGCATATGCTCCAGAGCCTGTATTATTTACTCCATATATAGTTATTGAATCCAGTGCAGCTGAACCAAGTGTTGTATTGTAGTTCAAGTCACTCTTCAAACCCATTGCCCCATTGAAGAAATATCCCTGCCCTGAATTAATAGAACCTGCAATGTTTATATTAGCATTCTGAGGTACTGTTTTTTGATTCCATATATAGAAGGTTGAACCTGTTGCTGGAGCTTTACCTGCTACCATTGCATCAACCTGTGCTTTCTTATATACAAGTAACATCACTGAATCAATATTGTGTTTCAACTTATCCATTGAAGCAAGATCAGTCCATTTATAGGTGACTCCTTTATATATCCATACAACTGAATCTAATGTGTTATAGCCAAATGAAGGGTTACTTATAGTCTTAAAAGTTGACCCTACTGGAGGATTCTTTTGTGAAAAAGAAAACGTTACTACCAATGATAGTAATAACGTTAAAAGTATTTTCTTCATATATTAGTATAGTTTAGTCTATTGTATTTCTTGTTTCAACCTTAGTCCACCCATCAGGCAAATCTTCGTATCTCAATGGATGCTTTAATTCCCATCCAATCCAAAGCCAACTTATTGCGAATATTATTAGTATTATCATTTAATAAGTTATTATTACCCCATTATGAAACAGGGGTGAACCATTGTGAAATACAGGACTAGCAAATGGATGCTGATCAACCATTAGTACTACTGATGTATAAGGTTGCAAGGTCACAGATATGGCGTATTTAGTTCCTTTCACATCAATCATTGGACGACTTAATGTTACTGTTTTTGCTGTTGTAGTGGCATTATATTCAAATTGCAAATCGTCTGTCATAGTAATTGCTTGAGGTGATTTGTGGGAATTGGCATCCTGACCTGAATAGGCCTGCCATTGTGTAAGTGTGTAATGATATAGGGGATTACTCCACCCATTAGGCTGAAGATAAAACGTCTGATTATCATCTATTGGTCTTGCGTAATAATTATTATCAAACGTACCCATCGTTGGAAGTGTCGCCTGTAAAGTTATTAAATTTACAACATACTGATTTGCATCTTTAGACAAAAATATATTGTTCGTAAGTAAACAATTTGTAATAGCATCATTAGTAGCATCATCCTGTGTGTAAAATTGTATCTTATTATTGTAAACAGTGTTACTAGTAATTGTGATATAACTTGCATTATGAAGCAAAATACCATTACCCGCACAATTAGCCATTGTGTTGTCCGTTATTTCTACATTTTTAGCATTGTCATCCATATAAATACCATTGGCAGGAGTGTAACTTGTACTATTGGTTCCTGCAAAAGCTCCAATCCCGTTTAATACAATATTTCCTGTTATTACGTTACCATAAGATAAACCGCCTGTATATATACCGCCTCCATCTTGAAGAACTGTACAAAAAGTATCTATAAAGTTATTTTTTATAAGTGCGGAATCCCCTGAAAAATATATTCCATTATAGCCTGTTTTTATGATTCTATTATATTCTATAATTAACCCCTTGTATGAATTTGCTTTCAAAATACCCACGCGACCGCTTACTCCAGTTTCACCCATTCCTGGATAAATTCCTGTATTTTGAATAGTATTATTTCTTATTGTAGAATATTCAACATCATAAATCAGATTAACGCCAGTACTATTTGAGTTTGATATGATACAATTTTCAATAGTACTATAAGGAGTACCTAATTGAATCCCTTCTATTCCACTAAAATTGACTGTGCAATTTTTTAAAATAATATCCCTCAACCCACCATATTCAGTAAGAATAGAATATCTATTGGCGCCCGTAAACGAAAGTCCATCGATGGTAATAAACGCAGCATGAATAGTCGCCAAAACATCCTGAGAAGCTACCTGTATATTTGTTGGAATGCTTGTACTATAAACTCTTATCTTTTTAGTAGAAGGGTTGTAATACCATTCATTTTGCTGATCAAGAGTTCGGGTATCGTTTTGAATAAAAAAACCAAAACCATCTGTTGGTGTAAAAGTACTTACGTATGGACTGTATGTTAATGTGTTTCCTGATTGAGATGTAACAAAAGATCTATCTAAAATCCATTGCACAGTACGTACAACTACCTCTGCCCCTGTCCAGTCAGTCGTACCTGTTAAACTACTGCTTGTAATTGAGGTTTTTCCAGAATGAGATTGATACGTTAAATATCCTCCATTAGCTGCATCAGCATTAGGATAACGCCCCATTGGAGTATTTACTCCATTTATAACAACCATATTGCAAGTTGAAAGCGTTGATACAGCTGAAGTGCTTTCCCAAATATTGCCACCTAAATTCGTCCAGGCAGTAACAGTAGTAAAACCTGTAATAATTGGATTTTCCCCCGTACCATAAGCTCCATAAATTATTGGATGTCCTGATGTCCCTGAGTTATGGGGAATTATTGTACCGATAAATGTTTCACCACGATTAAATAAAATCTGATCATCAGGGGCAAAAGTGGCTGCGTTGACTGCTGCTATGGTAGAATAATCGCCACCACTCGCAGCGACATGGTAAACAGCTGTCTGGCCTATCAAGCTAAAGAAAATAAATAATATTGTTAGTATCTTTTTCATGTTAATAATTTAGTATTTTTTTTACGGACACCTGATCAAAACATATTCCATTAGTATCATTAGTGACATCTACATTAGCCTGAAAATAAGGTGATATATGCGTACCGCTAGATTGAAAAATCACCGTATATAATGTCCATGATGAAGATGAAATTGTAAAAGGTGAGAATTGTGTCGAAGAGGCTTCAAACAACGCCCCTCCAGTGGCTTTAATGTTTTTAGCATAAAAGGACAAAACGTACCAATCACCACTTGTGGTGGGTACCATCTGCCATATTTGTCCACTAAGACCAGCAGCATTAGTTATACTTTGGCTTGAAGTTCCAGCGTATGGAGTGGCTGTGTTTTCAGAAAGATTACCGGCTATATAAGTCCAACTAGGAGCATTTCCTGCCACATACGTCCCTTCCACACTGCCATTAACTACTAATTCAGGGCCATAGAAGTAACCTGATGCAGAAACACTATCAGCAGCCCAAACAGGGCTTTTCCAGTAAGAATTAGATTTTACCCAAAGTCTTCCAGAAGTACTATCAATATATATATTTCCTGTAGCTGGTGGAGAGGCAAGAACACTTAAAGAATCAGCAAAACTACTACCATAACCTGCATGATCCAGTACATACTTAGGAGTGGCGTAACCACTACCATCAGTCTTGTTGCTATCGGCCTTTAGTGGAACCAAGCCTGATAGCTCAGTACCACTTGCAAGCGTGACCTCAATCAAGCCTACTCTGTGATTTGTAGCATATTTAGTACTGTCTTTTCTATTTAATTTTGTAAGTAAACTATCAGATAGATTTGTTATAGTTGATTGTGCCTGATTATGTGCTGTCGGAGTTCTTGAATCGCTTAGCCTGCTATCATTCCCTACAGCAGCGGTTGAAGAAGTTGTTCCAAATCCAGGAAAAGAAACCTTTGAATTAATGCGATTTGACAAAGATATTGTATCTATTGCATTTCCTGTAGCTAAATTATAAGCTACTCCTGCTTTATAGAAAAGAAAAACACCCCCAACTATACCCGTAGAATCAATTTGTGGGCCATGTACCCCTATCTGAAAAGAGCCAATTACTTTAACAGGTCCCATAAATAATCTATACCCTTGTTGTTTAGAACTATTGGGAAATGTAATTTGGGATATACCAAACAGTGGGAATAATAAAAATAATAGAATTAGCTTTTTCATATCACTAAAGTGTTACATTGATTTTTGCATTAACAATTTCTTCAGTTGTGCCTATAATTACGTCATAAACACTTCCGTTTAAGACATAAGCTACTGATCCTACGTTCTGTTTTACTCCCCCAAGGAATACCACAATATTACTAGGTTCTGTATTGATAGGTGGTGTAAAGTCGTTACCTGAAATAGTTGTATCACTATTAGCAACAAGGGTAGCAGTAGCTGTACATATTCCTCCTCCACTACCTGCCCCAGCACCTAACCAACTTGTATTCCAATAATTCACAAATGCTGCAACTGATGCAAACCCTGTAAGTGTACTATCTAAACAATTTCTATAATCAGTCTCTATGAATGGTGTACTCTCATCAGCGAATCTTATTCTTATGGTATTCCCACAAGTTGTCAATATAGGGTTAGCTCTGTTATATAGTATCCCATCTATCTTTCCTGTATCGAATGTGTACATGTTGGCCTATGTGTTGTTGTATTATCGGAATTTATTTGTTATTCACAGTATGACCTCTAACTTCTGATCTTTTAGAATCTTCATGTTGAGAAATATCTTCTGAAGTTATACCACCATATTCATTTCCATTTCTTTTAGATTTTATTCTGTATATAAAATCACCATCTTTAGTCTCAGTAACTTTTGTGACAGTACCCTTTAGATCAACCCCATTTGATTTAAATGATACTACATTATCAATTTCATATTCTGCCTTCTTAGCTTTCTTCTCAACAGGTTTCTCTTCTTTCTTTTTCTCACTGCTTGTTCCAGCTGTTGGACCTTCTGTAGGTTCTGTCACTTTACTTTTATCTTTATTATCCCAAGTTGACATTTTATCTTTCTCACCTTCTGGTGCCTTGAATGTGTCCTGTGCTTCCTCTGACTTCCTACGCTGTAGTTCTTTATGTGCTGCCTCTCTTACTGCAGGATCAGTAGATACCTTAGTAGCATTCATTAGGGCTGCCTCGGATGCCGTCTTAGCAGCTGTCCCCAGATCTTGTGGTTGTGCTGTAGCTTTACCCTGTTCAGCTCTCTTATCAAGTGCTGCTTTAGCTTCTGGGTTCTCAGGTTTACCTGGTGCATCGCCACTTTTTACTGGCACCCATCCTGTAGCTTCTTTTCTCATTTTAACACCACTCCACTCCCTTATCTCACCCATCTGAGCTAATTTGCCTTTTATAATGTCCTCTTTCATTTCATTGAATGTAGGTGCAAGATTTTTCTTAATTTGATCTTCTTGTTGTTGTTGTCCTTTTCTTATTTCGTCTTGGATATTCATTTTAATCAATATTTACGTTTTCTTCGATATATTTTAGACACTGCATAGTCAATGGATCGTCTTTACTCATCAGTGACTTCTTGAATGCCTGTGCTGGTGCACCTGATTGATCTTCCTGGTTGAACTTATCAAATGGATTTTGAGCACCTGCTTCTGGTTCACCTGTCATCTCATCTACTGCCTCGTTACTTCCCTGCCCACCCATCATCTTCATTTGTTGTGCCTGTAGATAAACTGGATTCAATATAGTGTCAGTCTTTTCATTGAAAGGTCTTCCCATCTCAGCTTCAAATGCTGCTTCAAATGGCATCTGACCTGAAGCTATCTTCTTAGCTATAAGGTCAACCAACTCCATCTCGTCCTGTGTATCAATACCAGTAAACACCAATTCATAGTCTGAATCTATCTCTGATACCAACCACTTGGTCAATACCTTTTCCCAGAATAGGAGTATTGGCTTCAACCCTTTCTTTTTACTATGCTGTATTCTTTCTTTCTGTCCTGCCTGACCAAATAACTGTGCTGACTTCTGGAACTGATAACCTAACTCTGAAGGATCAATAGTGAATACTGAGCATAACATAATAATAAGAAATTCCATCCATTGTTGGAACTCCATATCCTTATTTGTTCCCTGTAAATCTATCCATTCTAAGTCTATCCCACTGAAGATCGGTAATTTATGAGAATTTCCGACACCAGCTATCATCTGTCTCCATGTCTGTCTAAAATCATTCAGAACATCCATATTGACACCACCATCCTTAATATTTATGAATCCCTTAGGGTTACTACCCTGCTTAAAGAAGTTACCGTTGTATTGCATTCCCCACAACGACCAAGTGATAATATCCAGCAGCACCTCTACCTCAGATGTACCATATCCATTCTTATCAATAGATGTGGCTTTATTGCGTTGAGCATACATCAGCTCCCAAGGATAGTAAACTATCTCCTGTTTGGTTACTGGGTTGACCATCACGTTGCTCTGGTATACCTGAGCGTACCGTGGATACTGGCCAAACTGTTCTGTATACTTCTGCTTAGTCTGCTCTCTGAAACGTGGATCTATCGTCTCTAATATCCTTATAGTTGAAGCATCTATTGCTGTGTGTCCTATTAATTCAAATCTTCTGTTACGTTCACATTCAGCTGCCAACTGGTCATAGGTCATTGAATCTCTTAATGCTTTGCGGGTGAAATCTGCTAAGTCATCAGTAGTATCCCATTTACCTTTTAGTCCACCATTCTCTAAATAGTTGACTATATATTCTATTTTCTTCTTGTCTTCCCTGTTTTCTTTTTGTTTCCCAGTATCAAAAATAGATCTCTTCTTACGTATAGTATATCCCTCTGATTTATTGTCATTGGTGAAACGTAGGAAGTTCTGTACCTGGAATATTCTTGTATTTATGATAGACCCTACAATAGGTGTATCACCTACCTTCTTCAATACATCAAATGATACTCGCTTCCGTTGTTGCTTATACCCATTAGTTGAATAGTAAGCTTCAAAAGGATCGAATACGAATGACTTGATGTCCTTCTTCTTTTTATTCTTTTCTAACTCCTGTAGATAATTTTGAGCCTTGTAGATGTCATTAACATCAGTTGACATTAACTGCTTCTCCAGAAGGAGACTTTTCTCTATCTGGAGCTTAGCAGTTTGTTCGTCTATTTGTTCTATTTCTCTATTCATAATCTATCGATATCACTGACCATTCCTTCCTCGAAACTCGAAATTAGTGATATTCTTTTACGATGCTAATACAGTTACTGTGACTACATAACTCTTAGCTGCACCATTTGTTCCAGTCAATGCATAAGTTACTGGACTTGTGAAGTTGTTTGCAGTAGAAGCTGATGTTTGAGTGTCATTACCTATTTTAACAGTTGTGTTGGCTGTCTTAGTAAACGTTGCTATCAATGATGCTGGATTAGTTCCAAAAGGTACACTCAATGTAATAGTGCCTGCAGCTTGATCAATTACAATTGCTGTTGCTGAAGGTAATGTGAATGTCAATAACTGGATAGCAAGGTTATCTACAACTGCAGCTGCTCTGTCTGTGTAGGAAGTCAGTGTCAGGTTTAATGCTACTGCTTTTGCTTTGAACAGAGTTACTGTTGATTCCAGATAATCATGGAATAATCCTATTGCTTGTCCTGCTGAAAGTAGTCCTGGAGTTACTACTCCTGCTACTTCTGATTTAATCTCATTAATAAATAGGCGATCATTTGTACTGATGCCATTTGTCAAATAGGAAACTTTGAAGCTCTTGTCTATTGGACTAAATACGTATTGTTTCATTGTTTATATGTCTTTTAAATTATTGGTTGCGGAATTATTCTTTACTCGTCTGAAATACCTTTATCAAAGCCCTCTTTCTCTAAATCTTCCCAACTTTTAAATATAACAGGAGCACCTCTATTTGCTCTAAAATTTGCTCCGTCTTCATCCACACTTCTTACTTCATACTCTTTACCATCTTTATCAACAATAAAATCTCCAGCTTCAACATCGTCTAATTTATTGGTTGGATTTGTTTCTTTTTTATTTTCTACAGCATATAAATCATCATCGTCTCCAGAAGGAACTCTTCTCTCATCTTTTTTATCTTCTTTCTTAGTCCCAAACTTCTGCCCTACTCTCCCCAACTTCATATTCTCAGGAGTGTTCATGTAGGTTCCGCCTCTTGACTTCTGGATCTCTCCCTCCTTTGGTTCATCCCAAAGTATCTGAGCAGCCCTTACAAACATAAAGTCTTCTTGTAGATGACCCCCTGCATTAGCTGAGATAACTTTAATAGGTGAGAAAGATTTGATTTCATCAGCTACTGCCTTCATGATCTTATCTTTGTTCATAGCTTTATTATTATAGCCATGTTTTGCGTTAAAATTCTTCACATTAGCGCTATGCTCTTCAGATAATGCATCAAGCTCTTTTCTAAGAAGAACTTTCTTAGATTCTTCTGGTTCTGCTTTGATCTTATCTAAAACAACTCTTCTTTTTGCTTCGTGTTCTGTATTCAGCTTCTCGCCTTCACTAGCGTACTTGTCTCTATCACTTACTGCATCAAGTTCATCTTTATCTTTAGTCTTATTAGCTTTTACTTCAACCCAATCTTTATGGGAATTTCCTGTCTCAGACACTTTTCGCCAGATCACTCCCGAAGGCGAAGTGTGAATAGTTCCAATAGGGGATTTCTTGCCCTTTTCGATATCATTATCCAAACTCTTTGTGATCTCGTTCATGTTCTCCTCAGCAAATAGCTTTACTTGTTCGTAGGTGAATGCTTCTACCTCATTGAGTTTGATCTTTCTGTCAAGATCGTCTTTATGGATTGTTTCCATTAAATTGTCTGTTATTGAATTAACAAAATACATTTTGAGTTTATAAAATTAAATAAATTAATTGTAAAAATAAAATTTATCATAAAATAAAGAAAGGGAACCAATCCTTGACTGATTCCCCATTCCCGAATTTAAGCTACTGCTTTCAACTCTTGAAACATTGGTATTGTTTTGCCTTTTATGGCCTAGCAACTTCTTTTTGTTATCCTCTCATATGCAATCGAAAATTCTTTATGCCCCTAGTATTAATTAATATTTGAGGGAAACAATCGTTAGTTAATCTTCCCTCGATCATGGCAACTGATCTCGTGGAGCATCTGGGATTCAAACCCAGGTCTTGCATTTAAGCCAATAATCTCACTGCTAGTATTTTTAAATAACTTTAAGCAGATCCATCTTGGAAGCCTTTGCTTTCTCACTGTGTTGTGTGATACCTACTTAATGTGTATAAGCAATAGGACTCGAACCTATGATCTCTACATCCCAAATGTAGCGGGTTACCAACTCCCCTATGCCTATATTTGTAAATGGAGTAGCTGATTGCTATCGTTTGTTCTACTCCATTTATTTTTGTTCATAAATCCTGTGAATTAATTGTTCTTATTTATAAAAGCTAAACACTTTAAGAAGGCATAAAATTAAATAAAATATCTTTCACTTTTATATTTTATTTAAAATTTATCCTTATTTATAATAGTTTTAACTAAAGAATGGGTAGAAGCAGCCCTGTGACTTAGTTATTCCTCTTTCACCTACCCAAATGTCTATAATCCAAAAACCTGTATGTGCTGAAATTCTCTTTGCCCTCATCCACTTACTTTGTTTTTCTATACACCCTGCACCGTAGCAATGTATGTTCCGTTCAAACACATATACTGCCTTGTGAACATGACCTAATAGTAGTAGACTTGGCTTCTCCCCACCTGTAAAACTTTCAACCACCTTTTGTATCCGGTAAGATGTTGCGTAGGAGGAGCTATCCTCTCCATGCCATAATTTAATTATTGCTCTCCCACCCAGATTTATATCTCCTTCATCATGACCTAAAAAAGTAGCATTAGGTAACATCTCGCATATATCTTTTACGATCAATGCACCATTGGATTTTATAAACCATCTGTCGTGGTTGCCATCTATCATATAAATTTTACCATCCCACTTACTGAAGATGTCTACTGCCTCTCTTCTTTGTTGGTCATAACCCAGTTGGTCTAACTCGTATATCTGACCAGGTCGATTTGACATACCCTCAGTTACATCTCCTGCATGGCATATGAAATCTACTTTCTCCTTCTTAAATTCTTCAAATGCTTGGAATAGTTCTTGTTTATTGAAATACTTGCTCCCTATATGTGTATCTGCAAGTAAACCTATCCTTATATGATCACCCTCAAAGTCTACCAGTGTAGCATTCTGCTTAGCTGTTATCCCTGTACCATTTGCTATTGACTGTAGCTCGGCAGGTGTATACATCTCTGATATCTTCTTCAGTAAAGGATGCTTGTCAAGACTAAATTGACTTTCTAACATCCCTGTTTCTACTTTCTCTTCTTGTTTCTCTCTTTTCTCTCTATCATCTGACCCATTACAACCTTGATAATATTGAATGAGTTTTCTTACTCCATTCAAAGTATCCCAAACATTAGGGTTCTCTTTAAATATAAGTTTTGCTACTCCATTCTTACTTAAATCTGGATAATCTTTTAAATATTTCTTAATTATGTCTGATTTACTCATTACTTTTATTTAATAATCTATCGAAATAAACATGTCTAACAGTGTTAAATCTATTATTGGTATATTTATATTGATATACTCTTAACCTTTGTTAGACCTCATTAAAAACAAAAAGAGATACAGTTACCATTGTCTATAGTCGCTGTATCTCTCTTAATTACTTCAGTTTCTTCATCTATTGTTGGTCTATTCCCAAAATTGATTTTATAAAATTAAATAAAATTATTACATAACCAAAATTATTTTTATTTATAGCAACTCATTCCCTTTCTTACTTAGTTTCTCATTCAATACCCTTACTGCATTGTCGTCGCCGAATATCTCTTTAAATCTGTCAATCATAACTACGACAGTTTGTATTTGTTCGTAATGAGTGCATGAAGCAATATTTCTCTCAATATATTCAAATATACTTAATAGTGTTACAACTGGTTTAATAGGTACGTTCACTTCATCGTAAATACTGTATCCTTCAGTTATATCTCCCTTAATATGAATTGTTATCTTATCATTCATTATCTGCTCTTTTTATTTTGTTCATGTAACTCATCTTCTTTCTGTTTCTCTGCCATCTTAATAATGAACTCTTTCAACTCCCTATACTGTTTAATAGATAAACTGGATATAGTGGCTTGCCTGTCAGGTTTACTAAATAATGCTGTCATCTTCTCCCTTTCTTTTTATTTCATCATCATTACTTACACTTATCAATAGGAATACAAATACCAGAAACATATAAATCCATACTATTTCCTTATCTGCACCCTGAAAATACAAATATACTTCCTTAATACAACAAAGTATTGCTAATGCTAAACTTATCCATTTAATAATTATCCTTTTCATCTCTTCACTCTCTTTCTTATTAGTGTTACTGGTTTATCCACATTTAACATAAATTCTTTATTCCAACAAGCGTTTGTCTTTTCATCCCTAATTAGGATAAACTTAGTCTCAGTCACAACCAGTAGTGAATTGTCTTTGCCTTCATATGTTTTTCCACCTGATAATTGAATATCAGCTAATCTCCAGAACTTAGTCTTCATACTCTTCTCTTTCTTATTAACAAGTTAGATCTTTTTAGTGTACCACAATAAAGATAAAAACCTGACTTAGCGACAACCATTGTACTATCATCTTTAGTGTAAACTTTGTTCCCATCAAGATTACACGTTAATATCAAATTCCAAAACTTAGTTTTCATGTTGTACCATTAAATAGTCGTTCCAAATCTTCATCCTCTTGATGTGGTTCATCCTTCTTTATTATTTCTTTAAAGATGTAAGAATGTTCATTGTGTTCACATCTTTTCATTCTCCCCGATAGACTGCAAGTTGAGATTAAATAACCCTCATAATAACATCCAATACAAGAATCTATAATCTGTGTTGGAACTAATTCAAATGTCATAATTCCATCTTTCACTATTTTATTCTTTTTCATCCTCTCTGTTCCTCCAACCGTTTTATAAATGCCTCGAAGTCCCTCTTTACTTTCCTTATAGCATTCTTTTCATTCAATGCCCAGATATATATAGCATTGGGATCATAGTCTGCCTTATGTGTTATTTCAGCTCCTAACCTTGCTTCTTTACTTTGATTTGGGTATAGGAATGGATTAATATAGTTCTTGACCTTAGCTGCCTTTACAAAGGACATAGTTGCCTTAGATTTAATTGGCACCTGATATGCTGTCCAGTCGCTTGGATTCACCCCAAATAGGATCAGTCCTGGTTTCTTTATGATGCTCTGCTTTAGGGTGTACTCTTTGTTCATCTCAGCTACAAGGTGTGTAGTGTAGTGATGAAGTACTGGTAATGGTGTCTCTAGTTCTAACATTTTCTTCTCTTTTATTTTAAGATCCAGTAATAAAGAAATGCAAATCCCCATGCTACTAAGTATATAAATACATTAGATAGAATAGCAGTTAAAGATTCTTCAATTGCATCTTTGAACTCTTTGTTCTCTGTCTTTTTATAAGTGAACTTCAATAACTGCAGAATCAATACTACTCCTAGAATTTGAAGGAAGGAGAATTGTGTGATAAAATTCAATTGATAAAGTGTAGCAATTGAAATAATGATGTGAACTCCTAATAGGGTCACAAGTGCTGACAAAATTATTGTCAAAATAAATGCTGTTAATTGTCCTAATGATTTCATTTTCTCTTCTCTTTTTATTTTGAATGCTTAAAATTAAATATAATTCTGATACCTTTTATTTTTAGTGCTTATTTATAAACGTTTTAGTTAACCTACATCCATCGGAATCCACAATCCTTACAAGTACAAGTCCCATAATTATCTTCTTTAGTACGATCACTCTTACACTCAGGACACTTTTGATTTTCCTCTTCCAATTTATATTCTCTCTTCTCTTTATCTTCCAAGTACCCATTCACTTGGCTTGTACTCAATTGAAATAAAGAACGATCATTTAGCCACCTTGTATAATCATCCAACAACTCCATTGCTTCTACTTTCTTTATCATCTTGCTCTCTTTTTAGATTTACGTTTTGCTTTTAGTTTACTGAATGTTTCTTTGGCTTTGTTATGATTTACTTCAGCTTCCTTATCAGTCATACAAACTTGATTATCGTCTTTGTATCCTTTGGGACAGGTTAATTTATATGACTTCATCTATTATTCTCCTTTCTGATAGTCAACAAGTATAGATACACCACTTTGTCTTAATTCAATATACTTGTCAGTGATTACATAACTAAATGATAAGTGTCTATCAAAAATGTTTGTTATAATAGAAATTAACTTATTTTTTAGTTCTATTGTTTCATATAGAGACTTACAGCTGACTATGTCTTTACCAAATATAAGTTTACTTCCATAATCTTTCACTGATATAACTTTCTGAATTTTATACAATGAAACAATGAATCCCTTTGCTTGAATATCACTGTCTGCTTTTTGGCTCTCCTTCTTCTCTTCTTTCTTGACACGATATTTACAACCGTCCCAACTCCAAAGTGGTGTATCAGTTATCCAATTATCTTCATCGTCAAAAGTCCATTCAATATTACTTTCACTTTTCAGTTTTCCATTCCAAGCTCTTTTAATAGTAAGTCTTCTTTGATATTCAGATTTATCTGGCAGCTCTTCTTCTTTTACTCTGTAATCACATACATCCCATTCCCAACTAGGATAGCTTTGTCCTCCTACAAAATGATAATCTAACCACTCAATCTTTGTATGATGTAGGAATCTGAATTCAATATTGCATTCTTTCCCTTTCTTTTTATTCCACTTCTCTTCAATCTTTCTTCTTCTGGTAAACTCTTCTACTGTCTGAGATACTTCCTCCTGCAGTTTATCTAATACCCTTTGAAATTGATCGTCGATAACACATTTACAATTCATTGAAAGATCAATAGGTGGCTGGCTATTCATTAATGCTTCTGCATACGAATCCAGTTTGCTCTCTTCTTTCTCTTCTGTGATCTCAATGTTGATCCCTTTGTACTTTATTTTCATGGCTTATTTCTTTATAAAAATTGAATATCCTTTATCCCACCACTCATTCTCTCTGTAACTCCAAAACTTAATAGAAGGTACTGAATACCCTTCTTCAGTAACAATGTTATTGTCTTGCATTGTTATCCATTCATTATCATCAAAGTTTTCATGTGTTATCTTTTTGCCTTGTTGCATAAGATAAATTGCTTGCTCTTTTGTCATTTCATTTTCTCCTTTTTCTTTTGTCTTGTCCTACAGGGAAAATCCTGACTCGGCGATTGATTATTAATTAGATACAGTTCTATTATATATTAAGATTTTGGTAAATAGTATCGCCTTGAGAAGTAACCTGGAGTGTCAAATTCCATATTGTCACTATTTAAGAAACGAAATCCTTCGTATCCGTTGCACGTATGCAATACTTTTTGAATCATTTCACATATCCCTGCTTTATAATCCTTTGTTGCATCATCATCTGTTCTTTCAAGTTGTTTATTTGCGTAATCCAACAACAACTGCACTGAAACTGTTTTATTTGCTGCCATGATATTCTTGTTTTAAATTATGGCTTAAAATTAATATAAAAACCATTACAAACTTAACTATTAATAAAAATAATCATAATTTATAATGGTTTTAAATAAGAAACATGGTTAACTCATTAATTATCACTTAGTCTTCTTTCCCTCTTCTAATTCGCCTTGTATCATTTTAATTAATTGCTCCCGTTTAGTCTTGACCAACTCAGCTTGTTTGAATGGTATCTCCTCATATTCTACCAGGTCATCTGTCCTCTCTGCGGGTTTAGTTGATTGGTAGGTGCTTATCTCATTCCAGTCATAGTTCCTTATTAAATCCATAGTCTGAGGTGGCTGACCATGATTATTTAGCTTCTTAAACCCATTAAAGTCCTTATAGAAACTATTGACCAGTGATGTCATTATCATATTGGGATTCAGGTTCATCTTAGCTGCTACAAGATATACTGGTATCATATTAATAGGTATCTTCCTACTTATCTCTTGTATAGTTTGGCTTGCCTGTATAGAAGCATTAATATCTATCTTACCATCTATAGTTAATAGGATCTGGTCACCCTTTATTTCTTTCCTTGCCTGTTCTACTATTGCCCTTATCTCCCTACTATAAGCTAATAGGTCATCTTTTTTAATGTCTGGAAGGTTTGATATATCGGTGAATAGTTTTACGAACTTAGCATGTAGCATAGCTAATGTCTCCATACGTCCCGCATCTGTAGCCAAGTAATGGTTCTTACTACTGCTTATGAACTCTGTCCTCTTCTTTTCTATTATGTCTTTATTGCGTAGGAAGAACTTATATAATGCTTGTATATCAGCCGAGTAACCCCAATCTAATACCTTCTGGTGTACCTCTTCATGTGTCATATACTTACCATACAAGTCGATAAGATCAGCCTGTCTCCACTCGTATATGTTTTTACCAGCCCTTGGTCGGATGTATTGCAACCATTTAAATTTTAGTCTTGATTTTTGGAGTTTCCTATCCATCATAACCACACATATCTCCTTCAATCTTACCAGGTCTGTCTCACATATATTTGCCTCCTTTGCTCGTTTAACGGGAACTCCATTAAGCATCATACAATCAATGTGTACTATTTCCTTATTCACCTGATTTATAAAGCTAAAATACCTGCTTTTATCCTCTACTATCAATTTACTGATCTCTAACCACTTGATATACACCTCTTTAATATCATCAGGTGCGTCCTTCATCTCCTCAGGAATTACCATAATAATCCCCTCGCTCCCATTAACTGTGTCAAATTCTTCCTTCTCTATATCTTCTATACTCATCTATTATGTTTTTGACTTAGTTTATTGTGTTTTAGTTTACCCTTTTATTCTTTTACAGTATTTAAAATAGTTACTGCAATTGCTACTTGTTCTTCGGTTAATCCTTCCATAGAATTACACTGTATGAAGTGATCTTTGTGTTCTAATAACATATCTGTGTCATCATCCAATATTATATAATTCCACTCTTTCCCTATTTCTTTTCTTTTCCAATCCTTACCATTATTTGAATGTATGTTTGTATCTATCCACTGTTTTATTTCTACTCCTCTTGGAATAGATAAATGAACACCCTTCTCAATATAGTGGTAAGCTCTTATTGTTATCCCTATTATTCTTTTACTGAATAAGAAGCCTTTCTTGGTCATGTATTCTCTTGTCTCTTCTAAATCAGACTTTCTCCAACAAGAAGTTAATACAATCTCAGCATCTGTAGCAGCTAAAATATCTGATAATAATTCTTGTTTTTTATCTGATAATCCCCATAATCCACCGCTGTCATCTGCTATTGCAATTACCCCATCAATATCAAGAAATATTATCTTTCTCATCCTCTTTTTATTTTTCTTGTGGTTCATCAAATGGTGTGCCAAAATCACTTACCTTTGTTATCTTTATTCCTCTTTCTACTTCTTTCTTAATGAATAGTTCTTTATACTTCTGATATTCCCTAACCCAACCAGTTAATCCACATTCCTTTAACTTCATAAAGGTTATTATCCTATACACAGTTTCAAGCAGCTTATCTGCAGCACTTATCTGATCATTCATCTTCTTTAGTTGTTCTTCACTCATATTCTTTTATTTTTATTCATCTTCATCATTATCAAACAAATCAATTGAAAATTCATTCACCTTCACTCTTTTCATTTTCTCTGAAATATTCCATCAAATTTGGTCCCAACTTTTCAATAGCTATATTAATCTTTGGTCTATAACACTTTTCAAGATCATAAATCATTGATTCAATAAAACACAATACATTGTATATCTCTTCATTTGATGATTTGTTATTTACTTTAAATCGCTTTATACTGCCTGACTCTTCAACTTCCCTAATCAGCTTTATTATTTCTTTCTTATCCATCTCCCTACCCTTTATTTATTTTCTCCAACTCAGCCCTTAATTCTTGATCAACCAATAGATACTCTTCATATGTAATGATATTGTTTAGATATCTAATACAATTGTACATTGTTTTAAAGTCCAACCCTATCCTCTTGAACCCATTAGTTATTCTCTTCATAGTCGTATGTCTTTGGTATCATGTACGAGTTACTCTTCTCTTCTATCTCTCTTCTTAGTTCTTCTTCATATGCCAATCTTTGTTCCAGACTTCCCTTCCCCAGATGCTCTTCCTTTAATTCAGTAGAGCCCATCTCTTTCTGTGTTTCAATGTCAAGCTGTTTCATAAGATAAGTTTTAAATTCTAACTGCTCTGATATTCTGTTATCATAATCGTTTAAAAGATTCAATGATTCAAGAAACTCTTTATTTGGTTTCCGCTTTATAATGTTTTTACATCCATCAAATATATCTATATTTATCTCTGCTCTCCTTAATAATCTTTCTACTATTTGTCTATCTGTCATCCCTGTTTGTTTTTAATTGTTGTAGTGAATAATGGACTCGAACCATTGACCTTCTGTGTATCGGACAGATACTCTAACCAACTGAGTTAATTCACTTCTTCTTTAATTGTTTTCTTTCCCGCTCTCTTCTTTCTCTTCTAGACTCCTTTATACCTTGTTTAAAATTACTTGCACTTATTGTTAGTGTGCTCTCTGTAATAGGTTTTATATCATCAAGATTTTGTAGAAATCCATATGGTACACCACTTTCAATATTCTCTATGGTTTCTTTAGATAGTTCTGTTTCTTTCATATTGATTTTCCTTTATAATTTTCCAAAAACTTCCTTTTCTCTTCTTCAATATCGCAACCCTTATCTCTAAGTATTACTAAGCTGCCAATTTGTATCTTAATCTTATCATCAATAGGTGGAGACATTGCAATTGCCTTCTCTCGTCCCTTCTTCCACTTTACTAATGCTTCATCAAACTTTACTGCTCCCCGAGTATCTTTCCTCCTCGACTTCCATGTTGAATCTTTCATTTTTCTTCTCCCTTTCTATTTTTAACCTTAGTGAATTATTTTCACTCTCTATCATTCTTAATTTAACCTCTAATTGTTTGTTGACTAACTTTGAATATTCTTCCATTATATATCTTAACATTGAACCACTCATCCCAGAATTATCTTCAGCATACTCTAAATAGTTCTGTTCTATAAATTGCCTTGCTCTTATCATTGTTTTAAACGTGTTAGACAAAGTATTTTTATTTCTTAATGGATTATATCACTCTTTAAATAAAATGTATTAGAACTCTTTAGAATAAGTTTCTTGCATATAAATTGTTATATCACCTTACTCTTATTTAGAAGATAGTTCATTATTCGTTTTACTCTACTTGTCTTTTTCTCAACAAATATAAAGTACTTTCTGTCCCTTGCCTGTTTCATACATTCTCTTCTCTTTTCAGTAGGACATACGGAAGGCTTTCTATAGAAGCAACCAGTACATGAGAATTGCTCTACTTGTTTAAGTTCTATCTGTACCATAATGCTTATCTTTACTTACCATTTCAAAAACTTCTTTCTGAACTTCTGCCAGTTTCTCCATTGTTATATCTTTATCAAAGAAGATTCTCACCTCATATTCATCACAATTATTTGGCATGAATAAAAAGTAATAATCTTTAGATATTGCAGATTTATCAGTCCCCTTTACTATAGCATCATATTCTGCCATATTAGTTTTAGGTGGCAGCTTTACTACTATTACTGGTTTTCTCTCACCGTTTGGGTTGATTATTGTCTTTGTCATCTTATCAGTTTTTTGAGAACAATGCTGCAATGATTACAAATACTACTAAAATGAATATTCCTAAAGACAATCCAATCCACAATGGACTTAATACCCACCACCATGACCAATCAATCTGGTGAAGTAATTTAAGAACTATAAAAACAATTGTTAACAAGCCTGTGAAGCCTATTCCTGAACTTGATGATGAACTTGATCCTGACATACTCTTTACTTTTTATAGGTGATTTTAAGTGATTTAGGACTGTATCCTTTATTTATATAATTCTTTTTCATTACTTGTAGCAGGGCAAACGGTTTGTTCTCTTCAAGAATATTTACTGCCCTTGGTTGTAATACTGATGAACCATTAATGACTACTGACTTGTATAATATCTCTACCAGATCACCATGTGTTGGCTTCTCCTTCTTTGGTTCTATACCATGAGCTTTGTGTAGTCCAAACTCTCTTTTTTGTTTTTCAGTTACCATGATTATTCAGAATCAGATAAATCATCATCCCCAATCCACCACGTATCCAAATCACTATTTTCAGCCTTATAATGATCAGTATATAACTGTATAATAGTTACAATAGACCCTATTTTAAACTGATGGTGACAACTATTTGCTATCACTTTTACTTTGTCTCCTACTTTGTACTTCATCTTCTGTTCTTTTAAATTATGGCTTAAAATTAAATAAAATATTAATCACTTTTATCTTTTGTGTTAAAAATAATTCTTATTTATAAAGATTATTAATTACTTACCACATCCATCACTATCATTAAATCTTACTCTTCTAAGTTCTTCTCTTAAGAATTTAAGATAAGTTAGTCTTGCATATTCAACAGCATCTTCTACCTTTTTAAATTCCTTAGCAGGCACTTCCATATCTCCAGAGCGCATTGGATGATCTGTTACTAACCATCTACCAATAATAGAAGACTTGAATGATTTTGTGTCTTCATCATAATACTCAACTGGTTCTGATGAACAAAATACTTGTATAGGTAAAGCTACCTTGACATCCTGAAATCCCAATTCATCTGTAACTATTTCAAACTCCATCTTCTTTCTTCTTTTTAGAATAAATGTGTCTTACTACTTCCTTACCATTAATCATCTCTCTCTTCATACTGATATAAAGATTATATTCTCTCTCTTTAAGAATCTTTAATATTTCAGTAGCCTGTTTCCTGTTCTGATTGTTAATAAAATCTGTACCAATTTCAAAGTTAGCCATTAATAAGATTTAAGTCTTAAACCAAAATTTAATATTAAGAACATTTGCTCCAACCGCAGCTTTTGCAGGTGTTACAACCGTCGGTGTGAGTCAATTCTCCTCCGCATTCAGGGCAGACTCCTTTTTCTTGTTTTATATAATTCTTTAATACCCTTGAAACTACCTTATCAAAGGAAGTTACTATAGCATATGATTCAATATCTTCTATTATCCATTTAGGATCAATATGATGCCGTAACATCATAGAATACTTACGTGTACTTACCTGATCTATATTATCTATAAGATCAATGATATTTGGAATAGTATATGCCTTATCAGAATCAGGATCATTACCTACTAACTTATATATCCTACTCTTTATCTTAGTTACTGTCCCTTTAGTTATCTTAGTAGGGAATAGATGATTAGCTACCTCAGGGAATGCAAACACTTCGAAAGGCTTCCCGTTGTACTTACCTACCAATAGCATCCAATTCTGTTTTAGAGCTGTCTTATGGTATATATCACACTCCAACTTCTCAGGTCTTTTAACTGCATCAATATAATTAAACTCCTTAGTAGGTTCTGTTTGTGATACCAATATCCCTGACCTGCTTCCTTCTCTATATATTGTCATACCCTTACAACCTGACTCGTATGCAGCAAGATATATTTGGTTAACTGTTTCAACAGTTGTATTCTCTGGTATGTTGCAAGTGGCTGATATTGAATGGTCTACCCACTTTTGTATGCTTCCTTGCATCTTAACTTTATTAACCCAATTAACATCGTCAGAAGTTGCCTTGTAGTAGGGGGACTTAGTTATAAGTAGGTCTAACTCTTCCCGAGTATACATGTCAAGTGGCTTCTTGAAGTCCAAATTAAATAGTTCTGGACTTGTTTTATACCAGTTCACATCATACCACTCTTCAAACTTGTGGTGGAAAACATTATACTCAACAAACATTTCACCCTGTTCATCAGTGAAAGTTGCAAGAGCTTTATCGGTTGTTCTCCTTCTCCTTTTATAATATATTTTGAAGCAAGGTTCTACCCCTGAAGTAGTTTGGGTCATTAAAGAAACTGTACCTGCAGGTGCTATAGTGAGATTAGCAATATTCCTTCTCCCTGATTCTTTATATAGGCTACTTATAGTTATTGAATCTTGATTTATCTCATTCATTACTCTTTGTATGAATGGATTGTGCTTCTCTGCTTCTTCTGACCAATCCTTAAAACAACCTCTTTCACTTGCCATTACTATGGATGACATGTATGAGTTGACTGCTAAAGTTTTGTGCACGTTGGTTGAGAATTCAATAGCTCCTTCTGAACCATATACAAAATTCATAGCAGCCAACATATCTCCCTCTCCAGTTATACCTAACCCTGTTCTACGTCCCTCTACTGCTTGTTGTCTTATCTTTCTCCAGAGGTTCATCTCAACAGACTTTATATTATCTGACTCTGGATCATTTGCTATTTTATCTGTTATCTTATCTATCTTTTCTATTTCAAGATCAACAAGATCATCCATCAACCTTTGCGCTATCCTAACGTGTTGTTCAAATTGATGATAATTAAATGCACAGTTATCTTGAAATGGGTTTATAACATATGAATAAAGGTTTAAAAGGAGTAGTCTACAACTGTCGTATCTTGCCAAACTCAATTCAGAACATGGGTTAACACCTACTGTTTCGAACTGTTCATAACAATCTGCAGGGGACTCTGTGATAATTTTATCCCAAAACAAAATTCCTGGTTCTGCTGATTTCCAAGAATTATACATTAACTTATCCCACAGTTTCTTTGCCTTTATTTTCTTTACATAAACTATATCCCCTCTATGACTAAACTCATCATTGTAAAACATATGCTCTTCAAGTTTGTCATATTCCATTCTTGACCTATCAGTATATCCAGATATATCATAACCAATTGGAAATGTTTGGTAGAAATCAGCATCTCCCTTCACTGCATCCATAAACTCATCAGTAATACGTAAAGATATGTTAGCATCATTTATATTGCCACCCTCCAACTTGGAATCAATAAACCTTTCTGCATCTGGATGTTGACATGACATACTCAACATTAATGCCCCTCTTCTGTCACCCTGCCTTACTTCCTTGGTTGAATTAGAATACCTCTGTGCATATAATATTGACCCTGCCATATCAGATAGTACCGAGTTATTTGCCATTGAACCATTAGGTCTCAGATGTGATAAATCGTGTCCTACTCCACCCCTTCTCTTTGCTATCTGTACTTGTTCCTCATCTGCTCTCATTATTGAACCGTAGGAGTCACCGTTCTCCCCTATAACAAAACAATTAGACAGAGAGATAATAAGATTATCATTCCCTATACCTGTCATTGGACTGCCTTGTGGTACTATATACTTGAAGTCTTTGAATAGTTGGTAAATCTCTTCTTCTGAAATAGGGTGGGGATAATTCTTTTCTATCCTTGCAAATTCTTTCGCTAAACGTCGATGTATATCGTCAGGTGTTGATTCTAAAATATTTCCATGTTTGTCCTTCATAAAATATTTATCAATACAAACCTGGGAAGCTAAATTGTCTCCTTTAAAATATTCTAAAACTTTGGGTAGTATTTCTTCTTTAGTCATTCTTAGTTTTCTATTGGTTCAAACACTTCGACAGTTCTTATTCCATGATATATATCTTCATAATGAGGATATTTAATATTGATATTCATTGGATTAGGATCATGAACAATATTAAAATCTTTATCTACAACTACAGCATGTAATATACCACTCAACTCTCCATTGGTGTTATATTTAGGACTACACACTGTCGCATAAAATAAACCATTCACCCCATTAAACTCTTTTAATCTGTCAAGAGATGAATCTTTATGTGTCTTATCCCACATAATAGGGTTATAGAGTACTGTCTTCCATTTATAACCCTTTGAAGCGAAATATTCTTCAAATTTCTCCCACCATTCTGTTCCTAATTCAACAAACGGTGGAACATTCTCATATTCCTCATCAAACATACTTGCAATAGATGACTGCATACAATCTCCATGTCCAATGTCTACTATTCTTTGATATACTTTCTTCATTCTTAGTTCTGGTCTATCTTAGTTAATTTTTCTGAGTCTGTTATCCATATTACTGGCATACTTTGTGGTGCTACCTCTAACTGTATTGAATTTCTGTTCATGAAGTACTTCTTGCTGAATCCACTGTACATCCTACATAATTTATCTACCAACTCTTGGAACTTATCTGATGTCATACCAACAATAATAGGTTGTAGTTTATACTCTGCATCGACCTCTTTTATATGCTGTATCTGTGCCTGTAGATGTTCTTTAAGTGTTGCATCGCTTGGGAGATACTCTTGGAATGGTTCAAAGTCTGTTACATCCTTCCTATATCCCTTACTATCATCTATGTAGTATTTCATTCCTTATTTGAATTTATTGTTTATAGAATCCCGATATTTGTTTATCTTTTCCTTAAAATTCAAAAAGAATTCTTTACTTGTTTCATTCAATATACGAATAGTATTCTCAGTATCTTTAATTATTTCATCTACATTGGGATCATTATGCACATTAACAATCTCTTTTCTTTTTCTTTCCACTAATTTTTGTATCTCATCTTCAGTGTAAAGAACACCTGCTTCATTCAATAGGTATCTTACCCTCTTCTCTGTTTCTTTAATAGTAGGTGGAACAAACTCTTTTACTTTCTTCCATACGTTACCATTTTTGTCGTCTTTCAACATACTACAAATAGAATGTGTTAAATCTCCACATCTTTCTACACCATGTAAATCACATAATGAACAAGGATGATTTATGAGTTCATACTCTTCTTTCCCTATCTTTATTTTTAAATTATTAATCAAAAGCTTCATTCCTTCTCTCCTTTTTCTTTTATGTTGTATACTACACATTCTGTAGTAAGTAGTAGACCTGCTACACTGGCTGCGTTCTCCAGAGCAACCCGAGTTACCTTAGTAGGATCAATCACCCCTGTGTCAAAGAACAATTCATATTCTTCTGTGGCTACATTATAACCATGATCGATCACAAGTTCATTTGGGACGTTGATAACATTGTTAAGAATCACATCTTCTGGTAGTCCTGCATTACGCATTATCTGTCGGAAGGGTTCCTCTATGGCTTTCTTTATAATTGATACACCGAGTTTCTCATCCTCATTCTTTACTTTGACATCTTCAAGAACTTTGATACATCTCAGTAAAGCAACACCACCACCAGGAACTATACCTTCAGTTATGGCAGCCCTTGTAGCATTAAGTGCATCGTCGAAACGATCCTTACGCTCCTTCATATCAACCTCTGATGTTCCACCTACATATATTACTGCTACACCCCCTGCCATCTTAGCAAGACGTTCCTTGAACCGTTCTTCATCATATGGACTTGGTGCATGATCAATCTGTGATCTTATTTCTTCTACCCTCTTTTTTATTTCTTCTTTATTACCTTCACCACCTATAATAGTAGTACTGTTTGCTGAAATGATAGCCTTAGTTGCCGAACCTAATTGGTCGATGTTGATATCTTCTAACATCATCCCGAGGTTATCGTCTACCACTGTTCCACCTGTTAGTACTGCAATATCTGACATAGAGTCCTTACGACTTGAACCATATCCAGGAGCCTTCACTGCGCAAACTAATACATTACCCTTAACCTTATTTATGATAAGTATTTGTAGTGCTGTACTATCTATCTCGTCAGTTAGAATAAGTAATGGTCTCTTCAATTCCATACTTATTTCCAATGCCCTAATAAGCTCTTGTGCTAATGAGATTCTCTTATTGTTAAGTAGGATTAAAGGCTTGTCTAAGACAGCTTCATTCCTTGATTGATCAGTTATGAAATAGGGGGATAAGAATCCCTTAGGAAACTGCATACCTTCTACTACTGATAACTCAGTTTCATATCCAGAAGCTTCTTCAATCGAAATTACGCCATCTTTTGAAACTTTCTTAATTGCCTCTGATATATTTTTACCTATTTCCTCATCACCGTTTGCTGATATAGTGGCTACCCTTGCCATATCATCCAAATCAGTTAGTGGCTTAGAAATCTCTTTCAACTTCTCTACTACTACCTTTACTGCTTTATCTATTCCTCTTTTCAAATCCATTGGACTGGCACCTGAATTAAGGTGTTTCAATCCTGTAGTGAATATGATTTGAGCAAGTACTGTAGCAGTGGTTGTACCGTCTCCCGCATCTGAATTTGTTCGGTGTGCCACGGACTTGATCAATCTTGCCCCCATGTTTTCTATAGGATCATAAAGATCAATACTTCTCGCTACGGAGACGCCATCTTTTGTTATAATTGGTTCACCTCCATATTGTTCTATAATTACATTTCTACCCTTAGCTCCCAAAGTTACTTTGACAGCATCAGAAACTTTTATGATGCCTGCCTTTAGTCTTTGTCTGGCATCATCTTGAAACAAAATATCTTGTGATTGATTCATATATAAAATTAGTTGTTTTAGTTTAAAATCTGTCTTTCCAGATTGCCAGTCCTGATGTAATTAACTGTTTAATTTTAACTCTCTTCCGAGAACAAGTGCAGCACCAATTTCGCATTACACCCTAAGTATCAGACAGGAACACTTTTTAGAATTACCACACCTGCTGTTTATTTCTTCTTTACTTCTGGTTTCTTTGGTGCATTTGGATTTACAATATTAATCATTTTACCATTTGGAATATTCAGGTAATTTATGACACTTTCAAATAAAACAGAATCTGCATACGTTCCTGATTTGTCTTTAGGTCTGAATTTTCCAGATACTATCTTAATAGCTGCATCTATGCTTTGTGGTAACGCAGTTGTTTGATACACCTGTATACTGTCAGGTTGTTTCTGCTGTTGTGGTTGAACCTGTGCTAATGAGATTAAACTCATTGCGAGTAATACTAATAAAATTGATACTTTTCTCATTTTTCTGCTTTTATCTACTTATATAAATTGTTGCTTCTGGATACTCAATACATGCATTCAAATACTCTTCAACGAATGGAACAAAGTTCTCATACATACCCCATCCATTGTCTGAATTGAATTTCTTATAGATTTCTGGTTCTTCTTTTAGTCTCTTTAAACCTTCTGTTAATGGTTCAATCAACTGCTTAGCAGTAGTTATATCTACTTCTTCAGGTCTCCAAAGTGCATAATAAATTCCTGCCTTTGAAGCCATCTCACCAAGATTGTGAGTAATATTTGAAGTGAATACTTGTTCATCTTCATACTCAACTTCGCCACATTTTGCACATTTATGCAATGCTACTTTGTCATACAAACTTACATCTAAACTCATGATTAATTATATTTGTCGATTAAATATTCTTTCTGATCTTTATACGATGCTAAAAAATCTGCAACATAATTTCCGATTTCTTGTTCTGAATTACCCTTCTGGTGTCCTCTTACATGATTGAACTTCAACTTTAGTAGTGGTCTTATCTCAATCTCTTTGAGTATTGCTCTCCACATATCGGTATTTGCTACGCCATTAAAATCTGTCATCTGCCATCTTACCAGCCTCTTCTCTGTAAATGTTTTGATAATATACTCTGAGTCGCTAAAAATCTCTGCTTTGATAGGTTGGTCCTTACTGAGTGTCTGAAGCGCCATGTGAAGTGCTCTGCCTTCCATTCTGCTTATTGTGGTGTCTTTATAACCTGCTTGGAAATAGTGTTCTGTTTCTCCTTCAAGTATATATACACCTGCACCACCCATCCTTGTTTTGTGGTAAGTTGATCCGTCAACGAAAATTTTTACTTCTTGCATTACTCTTCTAATTTCTCTTCAAAGTGAGTAATCGACTTAATAAAATCTGGATCAAGTTTTACTTCTTCACGATCAACATCCTCATAACCATCTCCATCACTTATCTTAGACCACTCGGTGGTTACGATTTCTGTATAAGTGACTTTTGTTCCATCCCTACGTTCAACCTTCTTGTTCTTCAGTCTGCCTATGATGTGTACCACGTCTCCTTTGTGTAGGAGCTCAACTGCATTGTGGCATATACTGTTCCACATGATTATGTTGTGGAAGTTCTTGTCGACTTTCCTCTCTCCTATGTTGCCGTAGAAGTCTCTTGTCTTCAAAGAAAATTGGACTGACTTCTTGTTATTTGGAAATTCCTTTTCTACTGGATCATTGGCTACATAGCCGAGCATTATTACTAGATTTGTTGTTTGCATGTTCTATTCTTAGTTCAAATTTAGATTATATGGCAGTGGAATATACACTGATTTTTTAATAAAATCGTATTTACTTGTAATATCAACAGAATATCTCACCTTAAATCCATTACAATATTTGCATATATTACTGGAAGTTACCCATCTATTCAATTTATTATCAAATATCTGGGATGTCCCCTTTCCATTACATGGTAAGCACTTACTAATATTTGCCATTACTTTATTTTTTCAAATATAATATTATTTTCTTGATTCCTCAATGTTTTTGAATGATCATTTTTCCCTAAACTTATTTGAGTGGGTATTATATTAAAAGCCTTGCATTTTAATAAACCGATATAATTATCACAGTTTAAACATCTTAAATTTTGCATTACGCGAGTATTTTATTTTGTTTCTCGATAAGTCTTATCATTACAGCATCTTTTAATTTTTTATTTCTATAAAGAGCATTTGATTCTGCCCAAAATTCGTTATATTCTGTCATGGCATAGTCGGTATATAATTTTTTAAGTGACACGTCAACCATTACTTCAGAATATCTTTTTGCTATTTCCTTGTTAATTTTACTTTTTATTATTCTTGAATCAGCCTGTACTGCGTGTGTCCATTCATGCTCAATGACGTATTTTATTCTTTCTTCGTATGTCTCTGCATATTGAGAAGATGAAAAATATTCAGGTGATTCTCTTAACGCTTTCTGATATTCATGGAGTCTGTTTTTTAATTTCGGAATATCGCTATCCCATCCTAAATCTTTGTACTCCTTTATTTCTTTTTCAATATCAGATATATTTCTATTTATCCTAACATAGTTTGATGTGTTTTTATCAAACCCATTTTTGATTTCTTTTGTGTTTATACTCAACTCGGCATCATCCCTTATTGCTAAAACGCCACCTTCAGTCCATGTCTTATTTAAGTACTCAAACTTTTTAAGCGTTATTCCTGTTTCTTTTTTTAACACAATTAGCTCTTTATTTATAGTATTAATGTCATGTAACGTGAACCCATCAGCGTTTACAGATTTTGATATTGAATTATTCAAAATGAAATCTTCTGCTTTTATCATGTTACCCGAAGGAACAAATTCAACTGTATTAATCTTCAATTCTGCCTTTGGATATTCTTTCTTCTCCTCAACTTTTGGCTTGTCTTCTTTTATCACCTGCCAGTCATTATTTGAGTCACCAGTGTCTGATATCTTCTTGTACTGTTTGTCTCCATAAGTTCTGATAGTTCCAATAGGTAGCTTTCTTCCCTTCTCTATGTAGGAGTTGTCCACTCTTTCTCTTTGTGATGTGAATTCGTCCTGTATGTCCTTATGAATGTCAGTCATCTTATTAATTTAAACTCTGATTACAATCTTTACAAGGGTTCTCTTCATCTTCATAAAACTCTTCACATAATCTAAGATATTCTGTTTTGGCTACGTCTAAGATACCAATACCTTCATAAGTATTGTAGGATCCAAAGATAGTTGCTTGAACAGCTATAAATTCTGCCATGTCAGCTTTCTCTCCTTTTGGTGTTTCTTGAATTGTCTTCTGTATGAAATCAGAGACCTTATCTTTTAAACTTTTCTTTTCTGCCATATTCTATTTTATTAATTCGTTTACGATTGAATTGATAGCTTGATAATCCTTTACACGGTTGTGAGCCTTCTTGTGATTGATAACTGACATCACCGTACCATATTTGATATAATTCATGTAGACAAAAGGACGTGTAAATTTCTCAACTACAAATGCATTGAATTTAACTCCTTTGTACATGAAATCAAATCTTGAACCTTCACTATAGTTTTTACATTCACTTGGTGAACCAATTGAAAGAAAAGCTAATCCTATAAGTACATTTGTGTTTGACTTCTCAACTTCTATATCAATATCAGTGATAGGGAGATCAAAACCACCACACATAACTAATGCCATTGAACCACCTACGATGAAGTCTTTTACAAGATTATTTCTAAAATCTATGATGACTTCTTCTAACTCTTGAAACTTTAACTGTCTTTCTTCCATTTTCTTCTCGTTTTTGAATTATACCGTAAAATTAAATAAAATTTCAATACAAACCATTTTTATTATAAAATAACTCTTAATTTATAATCGTTTTAAATAAATTCCTCAATCAAGTCTTGCATATACTTCTGAGTATAAACCTCTTGATGTGCATTTACTTGGTCTGTCACCTTTCTCTTTTTAAGTAGCATCTTCCACATTTTATCGTCTATTGAACAGTTACCCAATAAATAATAAATACTCATCTTGTGTTCCTGACCATCACGATCTATACGAGAAGTTAACTGGTCGACGTCCGTCCAACGCCATGGTAATTCATATACCATCATATTGGAACATATGAATTGCAGTCCATCTACACCTACACCACCTGTGAGCATATTCATGAATAGTATACGTTTGCTATTCACTTGGAAGTCATCTACTATCTCTTGTCTCTTCTTAGGGTTGACATCTCCGATAAGGTGATCACATTTATATTTCTTGGATAGGAGTTTGATATTCTCAACATACAACCCTGCTACCACTAATTTCTCCGTAGAGGACTCTAAGAAGTCATCCAACCACTCAATCAACTCATTCATCTTGCCATCGGCAGAAAGTTTCCTGAGGGTATTTATAAGGACTAATTGCTCAGCATTCTCTGCACTATCAGCTTTCAATTGCCCTTGCTTTCTTCTTATGTAGGAGATCAAATCAACTTCTGCTGATTTATATTCTTTCTCGTTACTTATATCTACATTCAATATAGTTTCTTCCATGTCAGGAAGCTCAGTTAATACCTCTCTCTTTTGTACCCGGAAATAACATTGTTGTCTTAGTTTCTGATTTAGTTCAAGTGTGTTTGTCGCACCTGAAGTATCTATCCCATATTGGGTCTCTGTTGCTCCGCAGTATCTATATACAAAGTCTCTCCAATTACCAAATATAGAATCGAATTGGCTTATTATTCCGAGTGGTGTTATGATCTCTACAGGTCTGTTCATAATAGCAGTCCCTGTAAGTAGGAACCTGTAGTCTATCTTCTTTGAGAGCTTCTTAATAGCCTTTGTTCTTATTGCTGTGTT